TCATTTATTTCGTCTCCTATTTTTCTTATCCATAACACAATAACCTTTTTCGCAATAACATTCTGTTGATTTATAGTAGTTTTTATAATATTTGCATTTAATGCACTCTTTTTTCATTACTACGCCTCCAACAACTCTAGTTCCTCGATTTTATCCATTAAATCCATCTCAGGATAATTCTTTTTTGGATATCGTTGATATTTTGCACTTATGCAGCTTTGGGAATTTGCATACAGTAAGTTATATTCTAATGCAAGCCTTAGCGGAATATCTTTGTGTTTTCCTGTTAATGTAATTTTGCTCTTATCGTCATACTCAATAAATATTTTCCACATGGTTACTCCTCATCACTTTCAATTCTCTCTAACCTTTCGTATCCATTCCATCCATGTTCTGCTCCACATTGTTTGATACAATAATAATCTTCGCCGCAACAATGATCACATCTATTGCAATCTGGTTCTTCATCATCTACTGTGTAAATTATTGTTCTCATCACTCCATCTCCAACAGCTCTGGATTATCAAATACATTTTTAACCACCTCATATTCGCATTGCTTAATGTAAAAATCAGTTAACGGCATTGGCAGACAAAACGGTTCGCATTTGCTTAATACATCCGTTTCAATTACTTTCGTGTGCCAGCCGATAACACGATCTACTTTTTCGTGTGTCTCAACATCAATTACATTAAATTCCCCGAATACAACTTTTGCTAAGTCATCATCGTTTCCATGACCTCGTAAAATATCATTCTCCCAAATCTTCTTACCACTCCAATCTTCAATCTTATTTTTTCTGTCTTCTCTATAATTCCAATCGGAAAGAAATGATTCTTTTTCTGCTTCGGTAAGATCTCCCCATTTTGTATTGTCATGTAATCCTGTGAACTGGCAGACCATATTACCGTCACATCTAAATAATTGGTCTTCGAAATTGTTTATCAGAACTATATCACCATACCTCATGTGCAACAAATCACCTTCCACCCACCACTGATCTTTTGGAAGCTCTTCCCAATCTTTTCTCTTTGCTTTAAAAAGGATTTCTCTGCTCATAATTACTCTTTCTCCCATGACCAATTAACCTGTTCCATAACCATATCTCTCATAGCTTCTTCGATTTCCTCATCAGTTACATCATCACCAAACTCTTCTTCAAATGTCATATTTGTTCCAGCAAAACCATAATTTGCCTCCGCTTTTACTTTAATCATTCTTCCACTCTCCTATTCCATTTCCCTATAGCAGTTGTTTCTAAAGCACATCTTCGCGTTGCGACTCCGCATTCTTCGCAGTACACAAAAGACGAAATAACCTTTTCATCAAATCTGTAATTGATTTTCAGCATTGCTTCTCCGCCACAAAACGGGCATTTCTTTAGTTCTTCCATTTATATTCTCTCCTTGTTTTCAAGTTTCTTTCCACAATAAGGGCAGTAATTATAATTACTTTCGTAGCCATCTATTAAATCATTAAACACTGTTAAATAACTTGATGAATGCCTTTTTCCGTTCAAAATATCGCAATAAATATAAACTGTTCCATGATTGTTTTTATACTTCCAGCACATTCCATTCCTTTCCTGAGTCAATACAAGTTCTAAAGAGAGTTCTCAGGAAACCCAACTCAATTTGTTTTGACTCGACTCTAACGCACTTTTAACACGTTCTAACGCTTCCTAACACGTTTTAATGCGCTTCCGACCAATCAAGCATCTGTGTGCAATGATTGCAACTTTTATTTCTGTAAGAGTCAACAACGTTTCCGCAACTAGGGCAAAACCCTTTGTAACATATCAATTCATCGTTTAAGTCTCTGTATTCTGTTCGCATCTTCACTTTCTTCGGCAACTGCTTTTCCAGTGCTTCGATTGCGATATCTAATGATTCTCGCAACATATAATATCCGCTTGTAGGATAATTCGCTTTTATTACTTCTATCGCTTCTCTAACTTTCTTCTCGTTCATATTTATAATCACTCCAACAATTCTTCTCTAAATCTATTACTAACAATCCCAACCATTTTATCTAATGAACTTTCATTTATATCACGAAATATCATATATGCATGTTTATTTGTATGATAATTGTTCAATCTTACTTCAAATTCGTCATTAAATGGATAATATCGTATTGAAACTATCACTGACGAATTATTTTTTTAAAATTGTTTAACTGTTCCGTCCATCTTCCATCACCAAAATTCCTTCATCAATCAAATAGTTTACTGTTCCCAACAACCCTTCCTGTGTTTTTAAATCTAATTCATTTTCAATATCTTTCTCTTGATAAAATTTATCAAACTTATATGTACACATTCCACCAAAGCAATCACATCTTGTATGAACTCTTTTATTGTAATATGGCTTATCATAAATACCTATCCAAATATCGTTATTTGCTCCATACTTTACATCCCGATCTGTTCCAATAAACTTGCTAATACACCATGCATTGATAACATTATTTCTCCAAAACAGCGGTTCCTTAATCTTTGATTCATCTCCTACACTGAGCTTGTTAATCTTTTTCATGGTAAGATTGTATTTATTCTCAACTTTAGGTTTCCTCATTCTTTTCACTCTCTTTATTTTTAGTATTTTCAGTATCCATAAAACAATTTACACATGCATCGATCCATTCTCCACCTTCATCCACGTAGTAGTCATCGCCATAAATCCTGCATTCGTCACAATGGTCATATAAATCATCCATATAATCGTAATTACACATTTCTCTTTCCCGGCTTTCCACTTAATAAATTTCCATCTTCATCTCTGTCGTATTCCCATATCAGATAATCGCACCAATTGTCTTTATCGAAATCACTCATGTTGTAAAACGGATCAGGATCGTCTATAACATATTGCTTGTCAAATCCTTTAATTTTCACATTTACATCATCTACAATGATTCTTTTCGATAATCTACAAATCCACTTCAAGAATTCTTGAAATGTATCTTCAAATTCTCTATCACGCAATGCAGCGTCTACTACGAGAATATATTCGTCTTGCGTTTGTAACCAACCACGTTTATAACTTCTTCTTCCTCTTAAATCTCTTAAGTTATTTGTTCCCTCAAAAAATTCATCGCTACTGCTTGAGCTGTTATATCCTCTTTTTTGAATCACATATACTTCCATATCTCTTTCTGATCCAGTTACAACCGGAAGATGATCAAGAACAGTTTCAAGAATATACCTTTTCTCGTGTTGTGTTCTGCCTAATGGTGATACAACAATTGTTCCATGTACATATGTCCAGCTACTCATTTTTACACCTCTTTTAATATTAATCACATCGGTATTTACGATCTTATATCACATGCTGTTCACAAATATTTTCAAATAGCGACAAATGAAATAGTTTGTTGAATCAACGTTTACAGTTTCTAAATATTTGATTTACTGCAGGTGATATTTGATTATAAACACCGATGAAAATCATATGCAGAACTTTATGTATCTTATTTTATTGAGGGTATGAAACATGTATAGAAATTTATTCCGCATATGAATTGTGAATAAAGGATTCGAACCTTTTCTAATGCTATATACCGCATCGTGCTACCATTTACACTAATCCACAACTATCTTTTAATTAAAACTTCTATAGAAATCTCCTGTCTTATCAATACTTCTGCAAACCATGGAGTCAATTTCTCGTTTCATTTCTTCACCACATTCCGGACACATATGTCCTTCGCCTGTATACTCTTTCATCGACATTGTAATAGTTTCTTTGTGCCCACATTTCGGACAATAGAATGGATAATTCATACTGTTTATTTCTCCTTTTCTGACTTTTTATTCCCACTGATGTCGCTCACAAGATTGACCAAATATAATAATTCATCAAGTTTCTTGTCAATCAAACGATTGATTCTTTTGATTTTATCAATACGTTCCTCTTCATCTTTGCGCTTTGCATACGCTTCCATATTTGCAATGCCGACCACCTGCGCTGTAGGATTTTTACCATACTCTTCTAAAGATAAGATCTCTTTTACATTTCCTAATATTCTCCTATCTTTTCTTCTTGCATTAACAACTACAAGTGTATTTTCTAAGTTTGCTGTTCTAAGTAATTCGTATTCTTCCTTATATAAAGCAAATCCATAATCTTTTTTATTACGATCTTCTAGTAAATTCACAATTGCTACTAAATCATATCCTGTCATGGTTTTATTCTCCTTTTTCTATTTGCAAATCACCTTGTTATTAAAATCCCAGCTACCGGATATAACTCCATTCGGATGTATAATAAATTCTCGACACACATTGTCCGGTTCATTCTGCTCTACTTTGGACAGCATATCCATGTTTGAGTAGCTAAATGTGATATTTATTCCATTGTAGTTCCAAATCTCATAGACATAATAGTCTTGTATAGTCTGCTCCACGAATTCGAAATGATTATATGCATAATTGAGTATTTCCATGTATAAGCTATCATTGCTTTCATAATTAACACCATACTTATCCGGAAGTTTCATAAGCCTTCTAAATGAAACATCATCAGCAAATCTAAATGCATCAACAAAATCTATAAATTTAGAAATGCTGTCGATATCATACATAACACATTGAATTCTAATCTTTGTACGTTTTAGCCATCTCTTAATTGTTTTTAACTCTTCGATAGTCGGAACATCAGCTATAAATATATTACGGTTAATGTCATCGTCGATAGCGTGTCTGCTTATATCGATAAAGTCAAATAATCCTTCAATCCTATCAATATGGTCTTTCAAATATGTTCCATTCGTATTCATAGTAAGAAACTTTATATCGTGTTTTCTTAAAACATCACATAATAATGAAAAGCCAATAAATAGAAGAGGCTCTCCTCCAGTTAACGATACTGAATATAAAATTCCTTCTCTTTCCATTTCACTTAACATGCGATCCACTTGTCTTACGAAACGCGCAGCATCTTCGTGACACTTAGAATTCTGTTCCACGCAAAACGGGCAACTAGCATTACAAGCGTTGGTAAGCTTTAAATGTAAATGCCACAACCATTCATTTTTCTCTACTAAAATACTATTGCCAAATAAATTTACTTCCATTTTGTCTTCATAATGAATAGGAAGTTTCTCCACATCAGCAGCGTGTAAATACTCTTCTTTATTAGTAATTGTTTTAAACATTAGTTTCTCCTTAATATTTGCATTTTGTATTTTTTGTACACCATATATAGTATTTAAATAAGTTGTATATTGCTATATATTGTGTTGAATTACGAATAAAATCGAGATTTTAACTTGATAATATCTCATCTATCATCTTATCCATCTCATATGTAAATTTGACACAATTACCATGTGAAATATGATTCTTCCAAGATTCATAAGATTCTAGGAATTTTCCTTTTGATAACTTATTCTCTTTTACCATCTTTGCCATTTTTCGATATTTCTTTTTCGCTTTTCTCTTTTTTTCATTTGTAAGTTTTCTAATTACTTTTCCATCTTTTGTGACATATGTATGAAAACCACAAAATTTAATTCCGTTTTTAAAAGGTATAATCTGAGTTTTGCCGTTCAATTCAAGATTTAGTGTGTTTACAAAATCTTCTATTGCACACAAACAATATTTTGCATATTGCTTTGATTCCACAATTAAATAGAAATCATCCATGTATCTTCCATAATATTTGACACCCAACTCTCCAGTTATAAAATGATCAAAACCAGACAAATATAATAAAGCAAATACCTGACTAACTTGATTTCCAAGAGGCAAGCCATTTCCGCTTGTGCTATCAATAAATTTTTCACATAACCAGTACGTATCTGGATTAGATATAAAATATAAAACAATATCTTTCAGAATATTATGATCAATATTATAGAAAAATTTTTTAATATCACCTTTAATAATCCAACAATCATATCCGTATTTCTGATATGCTAAATACATTTGATATTTCAGACAATCCAAACCAAACAATGTTCCTTTTCCTATTTGTCCGGCATAATTCGTATATATAAATTCATTACTTAAAATAGGAAGAAGCACATTATCACATAAACTGTGCTGCACAATTTTGTCTTTAAAACTTCCTGCTTCTATAATTCTCTCTTTCGGTTCATATACTTTAAATCTGTTATATCTATCTACTTCATATTGCTTTGATTCTAAAAGTTTCTTAATTTGATAAATTCCATCAAGAGCAGATAATTCAAATTTAATTCTACTTTTCGTAAAACCTTTGCCACTTTTTGAATCTCTGTATGCTTTATATAAATTTTCAAAATCAATAATCTTATCAAAAACTGTGCTATCTTTTATCATGATATATTTTACCTTTGTATTTATCATGTCTAGTAAAAGACAGGAAAGGTTGTTTGCTCTTTTGATATCGGGACTCTAATTTCAGCGTTTCTCTTACTTTATTTCGTCTTCCGCCCCAGAACGGACGAACTCCATAATCGTTCCAATTGCAATCGTTGTAGTTCACGTTACCATTACTGTTAACAATCTGAACATAGGAAGTCATATAGCAAACAACCGTTAAGAATCATCTTGTTTTATCTTTGTTTCTCCAGGCTATTGTCATATATTTAATATCACATATCTTCTTCTGCCAATGTTCAACTGTATCAGATCCTATAAGATTTAGATTCATTGACAATTCAACATAACAAGATAATTTATCACATGAAGAAATAGATCTAGTTTGCAAATCTAATCTCTTCTGTTTTTCTGCATTTATTTGTATTCTATTTGCGCTCATCAGGAAATCATATATATTCATACATTCATTCTGAATTCTTTCTATAAGCGTTTTGTATTTTGCCGGATATCTCTTTTTATTCGCTGTCACGGAATATGTATATTGCATTAAGTCGATAGCTTTTGTAATAACTTCCATATAAATCACTCCAATCTTGCTGAGTTTTGCTCTTCGAATACTTACGAACAACGCTTACGCATTGTTCTGTCTTCATCTCCACAAAACGTTATCGACAAGATAAACAGATTTAAGATTCGGTGATAAAAAACGGACGAACCCCACAAACGTCCCAACTGCAACCGAGGTAGTCCACGCGACCATAACCGTAAACAACCTGAACATAGGAAGAATCTTTTCTTGATTTCGTCTGATTTGGAGTTGACAGCCAGTGTGGATAATTGATTAGTGGAAGTTTTTCACCACATTTTCTGAACAAATCAAAAGTCGGAATAGACAATACATCATCTTTTACAACACCATAATCATTAAATCCATCCATACTAAGCAAGTTATTTTCAACTGGAGTAATACTATTTCCATATTTACATTTAATGTCTTTTGCAAGCTTGCACTCTTTAAGATATTTTCTTACAGAAGATTCTGCGTAATTATTATTGCTGCCAAAACTCATCCTCGTAAGAACTCCATACATAAAATGATATATCTTTCCATCCATTCGAATGTTTGTCCAATAATATCCAAATTCCTCTTTAAAGTGCTTGTTCATAAAATCTTTAACGGATTCTCTAAATTCATCTTCATATCTCTCTGGATCGTTACTATACCATTCTGGTACAATATCCTGATCGACTTTATAAGTCCACTTTGAAATATCAGAAGTGATAACATATTTCTCTGGCGGAATTAATTCTGCTCTCACAAATTTCTTAGAAGCATTAAATTCATTATCTTCTATATCCAATTTTTCAAGCAAACTTGAATGACTTTCATTCTCTAAGGGTGCAAGTTCCACCCTATTCTTAAAAATAATTCCACTTTTAAACTCACACATAATTTATTTCTCCTTTTCCTTATTTAGACAATTTCAATTTCTTCTCCAATCAGTTCTTCTAACTTTTCGCGCATCTCTTCTACGGTCATTTTCTTTAGTTTTTTTCGCTCCCAGATGAGTTCGAGGTTGTCATCATGCATGATACTGCTAATTTTTTCCATGCATTTAATCTTATATACCCTAACTATTTCTAAACCGCTTGCCACATTTTTTAAGTTTTCGTTATAGTCTCCCAAATCCGAATATCCATCTTCGCCAATCAAAAAAGCCGCCTATAACAAGTCTTTTCCCGAAATAGTTATCATTATATTCGACCACCATTCCGCTTTTTAAATCTGACTTTGTAAATTCTTTCTGCATGTAATCACTCCATTCCAGGATTTTATACCCTTTGCTTTTATAGTACTGATACGGCGAAAACTCTCCTCTGATATAGCACATTTCTTCTTCGCAGAATTTGTAATTTGTCTCTTTCAGGTAGCTTTCGCCTGAACACCACTTCATTCCTTGCTTATGCATTTTTTCGCAAAAGTCTTTCGCTTCCTCTTCTGTCTTGCAGTGTACTGCAATCTTATTGTCTGTATCCTTAAATTCGTCCCAGTTAAATCTCATCTTTTTTTACCTCATTCTTCCTCTTTTATATATTTTGCTACAAACATCAATGCCCCAACTCCTAATACAAACCCGTAGAAAAATGCCTCTTCTCCAAGTTCATATAATCTGGCACCGGCTAAACAGGATGTAATCAACCCACCAATTGACATTATGTTCCAAAAAGTTTTCTCCATATGTAATTCACCACCTTATCCTACAAGTTCATACTTGTTCCTTAAAAATTCACCAATATCATTTACCATGTATGTATAATTTTCTTTTTGATCTTTAATATATGTAGAATTTCTGTTAAAGAAACTTACCATCCACTCCGGAATTTCTAAATCTATGTTTGTTTCAAAGCTGTACGCAACAACAGCAAGTAAAGAATTCATGTTTTCAGGTTCAAGAAGTTTCGATGAGTTATCAACCTCTACTGTCCAGTCATCTAACTGAATTTTATATAATTCGATGTCTTCATCAATCACATCTTCTTTAACATTTTCTTTGATAAATTCAAGAGCGTTCTGGTCTGAAGAAGCATTATCTATTACATTATTCTCTCCCACTTCGACAAGACATTCTTCATCTTCTTTAATATGTAAATAATCTTTCATGAGAGCAGTTAAGATGTTAATTTTCTCTTTTAAAATAGCCTTACCTTTTGTATGACGATCCTCATTTAATTTGTCAAATGTTACTCCATTTACATCTTTTTTATATAAAGACTTTTCAAATTCTTCTACAAAATCCTTAAACTTAATATCATCTAATCCAAATTTAGCAAACTCTTTAAACACAGGGATCCAAACAATAACATTTTTTGGCACAAACACTTCTGTGAAATTATCTTTGCACACAGATTCAATCCTGCTAAAATATTCATTTACAGTATCAAAGTGTTCTTCCGTTGCGTTCTCATTTAGATATTTGCTCATGTTCTTTATTGCACTTTTCCAGTTATCAAAGAAAAACGTTGTCATGACAGATTCACATACAAGTCTTTCTCTAATACCTTTCGATTGCTGCTTACCGGAACAAGACATACAATTTTTAAAGAATTTATTTTTCTCAGATATTGTCCTTATTTTTCTTGCATGTAAATCAATATAAGTAAATGCTTTCTGAGATGTATTCATTCCCAAATGATTGTTGTATCTTCTCACCAATTTACTAATCTGTGACATCGTACAATGCTGATGTATTGTAATGTCAATCTGATAATCATCAAACATTTTTTTCAATTCTGGCGGTAACATTTCATATGTTTTTCTTCTCAAATCATATTCAACAGATTCCCAAATAACTTTTCCGTATTCATCTTTACAGATTTTATTATTTTCATCTTTCTTTTTTCTCTGATATTGGATAATCGGATCTTCTAAAGTAGCTGTAATTTTATAGTTTTCATGCTTAAATTTAACCAACGCAGAACTTCTTTGCATTCCATCAACAATGTATTGCTGCACAACGTCTTCGTCCAAATCTTCTTCTCCTAAGATAATTGGTGGAATATAATCATCAGTTAATACAGTTTTGATTAACTCATTCACCATTCCATTTTCCCAACAAAACAGTCTTTGAACGTCCTGATTATCACTAATATCTTCTTCCACAATCTTCTCTAAATAAGAATCTAGCGATAATGTCTTTTTTCTAATTTTCTTTGCCATGATTATATTCCTCCAATTTTTTATTCGCACAATAACACTTTTACATTTTCATAAAGACGCATAGTCCCAAGTATATTGTCTTTATATTCTCTTTCTGTTATGTTTAATTCTTCAATAATTTCATCTTGAGTGTATCCATCGCATATGAGATCGACCGCCTTTTGTTGCTTATAAGATAAATTGCTCTTATACATTTCAATTTTATCTGTTGTGGGGTGAAGTCTATTTATAATTTCCCCTTCTAAATTAAATCCAGAAGAAATGCCTTCTTCCAACGTGTAATCTTCATCTGGATCAACTTTCATATGTATGGATATATCTGGAATAACTATAGGATTTCCGTCCTTATCTCTCATAATTTTTCCTTTACTATCTGTTACAAGATTACATCTTTTAAACCTTATACAATCTCTTTTCCACGTTTCTTTTCTTCTTACAAGGTTTCCATAGAAATATGTACTAAATTTACAATTTTTCGACTCATCATATGTATCCATACTCTTCAGAAGAATATCGACAGCTTTATCATAATAATCATCCCAATACATTTTCGGGATATTTGTTTTGGAAATGATTTTGTCGCATATTTTACGAATTTTTTTCATATCATTTCCGATATAGTCTTCGAGAATTTTATTCTTGTCCATCTTTATGACCTCTCATACAAAATATTTAGATATCTAATTTTTATATTCGCTTTTATGAATACAACATACACCACATCTGAATATTTGTCAATAAATATATTCACATATCTGAATATTCCTCCATTGACATATGAATATATAATGTTATAATCTAAATATTAGGAGGTGTAATATGTTTTCATACAAACCTTTGCTGAAGCTGCTTATTGATAACGACTTAAGCAAAACTCAATTTCGTTTAGAAACCGGAATAAGTATGGCTACATTAGCCAAGATTGGTAAAGATGAATATATTTCTATGTCCACTCTTGACACCATTTGCAAATATTTCGATTGTAAAATTGAGGATGTAGTCAAATTTATCAATGATGATAAGTAGTTTCATACAACCTGATTCTATTATTACTATGAATCAGGTTGTAATTCATCAAAGAAATCATCGTCTTCAATGATTCTTATCTCAAATCTTCTAGTACCAAGACGATTAAAAGTCTTTTCAATATTCTTAATCCCAATCGTACATTTTGTATTGTCCAGGACAGATTGAATAATTACCAACTCATCTTTAATCTGTCTTCGTTTTTCAAGAATTTCTTTTTCCAACTTATATAATTTGTATCCATCACAACCTGACTTCCATTTTTCTAATTCAATCTGATGCATACAGTTTGACAATTCACGATCAACATTTGCCAATTTTTTATGTAATACTGCTCTTCTTCTCGTAGCGTCTTCCACAAATTCGCTACACTGTCTTGATTTTTCGATCCACTGTACAACCTCGTCGCACGGTATGTACGAATCTTTTCTTATGTATTTCTTCTCTTCTGATTGCACATTATCTGTTTTTGTTTTGTTCTGAGGAACTTCCTGTTCAAATTGTGGAACAGGTTTTACTTTAAAATGAAAGTTCTTCAATACTTTTGGAAGATTCTTTAGAATATTATCCGCCTTGTCCTTTTCAAATACTTGAGCGTTGCGTTTAGAACAAGTTACAGGAGAACCATCAGAACTTAACCTAATGTACAATTTGTCGTTCGTCACGACATAATTCATTTCAACCACCCTTTCTTTTTTACTTTTCATTGCGTTATTCACTGTTTATTTCACTCCTATTTAAAAAATTGCATCAGAAATAAACGTTTAGAAACTTGTCCACACGAATAAAAAGTAAATTTCAATATTCAGTTTTCCAATATTTGGAATTTTTAGCTGATACGCTTGACTACTTTGAAAAAAATATGTATTATACTAGTAGGGATAGCGCAAGCTGTTCTTAGCACTCCCATTTTTGGGAAATGCGTTTTTGGTTTTAGAAGAGCCGGAACCGGAGGTGTTGGCGCACCTGTGATGGATTTCCGTCTCTTCTTTTTTATTATGTTTACAAAAAGTATATTAACACGAACACTTGTTCTTGTCAATGGTTGACAGAACGTTTGTTCGATTTTTTGTTCTTTTCTGTTCTTCTGTATCCGGGAAAGGATCATGAACTAATATTGTACTCATAGTTCCGATAGGTTTTATGTTCATCAAATCTAATTGTTTTTCAGAAAACACTCTTAGCTGGTTTAAAAAGTCATCACAAATTTTTGCTATTGTTTCAGATCGCTCGATAATATCCTTGCATTCCTGAAAAGTTTTTCTTTCAAAACCTACCACCTCATTATTTTCAAGGTCTTGTTCTGCAACTAAAACTTTTTTCCCTTTACAGTGCTTAACAGCTTCTTCAATGTCCATCAATACATATCTCATGCCACATCATCTCCCCACATAAAATTTGCGTCACATGCAATCTTTATTGCACGTTTATCGTCCATAGATGTTATCTTTCCAAGGTATTTTTCTATTCTTAATTCTGAAATATTTCTTATGCATTCGCACAAAACAATAGAATCTTTTACCAACCCTGTACCTCTTCCCTTTTTGATAAGAGTATGCGTAGGTTGGTTTATCTTTTTTAATTTTGTACTAAATGGTATAACGATGGTTGTTGCAGCGAAATGATTTCCTATATCATTCTGTACAATAATTGCTGGTCTTTTCCCACCTTGTTCACTTCCTATAGTGTTATCTCCAAAGTCAACCATTACAATATCAAATTTTTCAAATTTAATTTTCATAATTACGCATCCTCCTTTCTCCTAATCTATGTACTTCTCTCTTTCGATATCATAAGTATATACTCTTTACAGTATATTGTCAAGAGTATATTCAATAAAATATATTTATTTTTTAAAGAATATATGCTAAACTATATACTGTAAACAATATATAACGAACAGGTGGTGAATACATGCGCTTAGATATTAAAGATCTGGTAGATAAAAAATTTCAGAATAAAAATCAATTTGCAAAAGCGATCGGAGTCGGGTATCCTGCGGCATGTAAACTTTACGATGGAGATACAAGCAAAATAAATTTTGACACACTAGAAAGAATATGTATCGCACTAGAATGTACTCCAACTGATTTATTCAAATCTGAGGATCCAGCGTTAAATAGACTTCTTTTATATTATTGCAAGTTACATGAATCCAATGAAAAAGACGATACAGAATAAGTATCGTCTTACATATATTTATTACATCTTTACTATTTCTTTAGCTTTTCTAGCTGCTATATCCCAGTTTACTTCTATCCCGGAACCAATGCTATACCATGTATCTTGGCTTTCACTGCACTGCAACACATTCCAACACCATAAGTTTGACTTTTCTTTGTGCGGTTCTAAAACTACTTTTCTCATAACATTTACACCTCCCAGATGAAAGTTAAAATTCATCTAATTATCAAGACCACATGCGGCATTATAATCATATTTTTGCTCACATACTCTTACACTCTTTCCTAAATCAGAAAACCGATTATAATATACAGGACAGTTATAGTCTTGATGAAAGAATCCATCATTCCCATATGAAATGATTTTTTTCCCTAAACCACCTCATTTTCCCGTAATTTTTATCATACATCTGAAATTCAATAAATTTTCCTATTTCAGCCCATTTCGGTACATTTATTATCAAATAGTCACCTCAATTCTTTCCTAACATTTATTAGTTTTGTCCAATCCTATCATTTTACTAATCCATTTTACACAATCTGCGTTATGTTTCATACATACCAAGCCAATTAATGCTTCATCAAATGTATTAAAATATGTATAATTACCATAATCTAAATGAATAGGTTGATAATATAATTTCTCTTCGTTATCCGATACAAACCTCTCTTTCCTAACTACTATTCCACTTTTCTTATCAATAACTACTACATCACATATACTTTTTTCATGTCCAGCCTTCTGACGCAAATCATCAATAATTTTATTTTGTTCATATTCTCTTTTAGCAGCTGAAAACATTCTTGTAATTTCAATTTTTGATCCGAGACTTGCATTTTCAACAATCTGTGTTACTTCGTTGAATATATCCTCTACACTTTCTAATTCTTTTTCATAAATACTCATATAAACTGCCTCCTCATAATATAAAACTTAGAATCTATCTAGAAAAATCTATTAAACTTCCACGATCTTTAATAGGTTCTCCATTAGCTGCTAAAACAGGCTCTATGCTATCTGCTAAATCAAGCCAACTGACGCTTACATGTTTCTGTTCTACATATCCATCTTCTTCCTCAAATTCAACATCACACTCATCATCAGATTCCCACGCATAACCAATAAATTTCCCATACTGTTTTAAATTTCTATGATAAACTCTATCTCCTGTTTTAAATTTCTTTTCCATAATATCACCTCATATCATCTATTAAAACGCCTAATCTATCATATGCTTTAAAATATCTATGTGCAATTTCATTAAACATATCAGACTGACATATTGCAATAGCAGCCTTTTCTCCAACTTCTGTTTCATATTCTATTGCTAACTCAGAAAATAGTTCCTTTTTCTCTTCTCGTTTGCATTGCACTCTTTTATAACTTTCATAGCATTCCTTCAATTTATCGTTAGGAATGCCAATAAATAAATTTCTTCTCATAAAACGCTCCAATCTGACCAACTTTAGTCATTTAATTTGTCCCAATATTTATCAGAAGTTATGTCTTCATCAATCAATAACATATTTCCATTGTTATCAAAATGATTACACATTAATATATCATTTAATATATGAAGCACACTAATTTCCCAATTTTTCCCGTTATCAAATTTATCAAGTTCTAATTTATGTGCGTATTGTTCAAATACTTCTTTTATATCTTTATCGGACATTTGTGACAATTGATTTCCAATATGTTTATTTGTAGTATCCAATTATAACACCTCTCAATCCAAATAAAACCTATATTTCTTCAGCATATTCACATTGATTTAATATTTCTTTCTTATCAAAATCAATATCTTCTGCGGTGTCGCAACAGATTGTTTCAACTTGACTATCTATACCGTCCATATCTATTGCGCATTTTCGTAATATTCGAAAATACTATTACCATTTAACCATAATTATTATCAACATTTCTTATATAAGATCACCAGCATATTTGTCCTGAATTATATTTTCTAATTATTTCCTTAAATTTCTGTTGATGTTCTTCAAAATATTTTCTTTGTTCTTCTATTTTTAAATTACCATAACCCAATTTAGATTTGCAATGGTTATATCCATTCAATATTTCCTCCGCACTACGTTCTTCAAATTCAGACCATCGAACATCATTTGTATAACTGTCAGACTCTACATAATCATTATATAAATCAATTTCCAATTCAGAAACAGCTTCTACAATAGCCTCCTTATCTGACATAAATTTAAATTTTTCTGGATTATTCTTTATATAGTCTTTTATTCTTTGTTCGTCTTCATCAGAAATGGTACAAGTACACACATTCACACAATCAACTTCTATTTTAAACATATATTTCTCCTTGTATATCCTAGATTGTATATTACTCAAACATCTTTTTCGGAAGTATTTTATCACAGTTTATGCACCTTCGCCTTTTACTACAAAATTCTGTAACATCCTCAGTGGCTCCACATGGCTCATTATTGTAATTAAAAAACAAATCTCTAATTACTCTTTCTGTTACATAGTATCCCTTTTCTGAACCACAAAACGGGCATATTTTTTGTTCCTTCATAATTCCCCTCGCTTGAAATCAATCATTTATTCTCTTCAAAATTCCATACCGTTTCTTGAACATCCCAACATATTCTGGAAAATATTCAAACCAATCATAATTCACTTCTTTGATTTGATTCAATCCAATTTTTCTTACAGCTTCTAATGCAGCGTCTTTCTGGTTGATTCTTTTCCCAAAGCAAGTCTGGCAATTAGAACCTTCTATTGTTTCATACGAGTTAAATGTCTTATTGAAATCCATCAATGGATGAAGAGATACTGGTTTATTATTCACATTATTTACCAGAACTCCCCAGTTTCCCCAGTGACGATCAGTGTTTCCCACAAGGTAATCAATAATGTTCATCATGTAGTAATCATGCTTATCAAGTGCTAAAATATATTTTCGGATATTTCGGTCATGATTTTGCGAATACACTTCAAATGCTTCCATAGACACAATGGAAAAGTCCTTTGATGTGATATTTTCACTTATAGTTACCGGTTCTTCAGCAAATACACTTCTGTTGTATATGACCTGCTTTACATCAAAACACTGACAAATTTTACTTGATAGAAGTTCCTTCTCAACAACTTCTATTCCTCCGTCTTTCAACAGAGAAAATCCTTTTTCTGTCCGTTTCCAGGCTTTTGGGAAAACACCATTTGTAGACAAATCTTTTGCCAGATCTTCATTATTGACTGTATATTGTTTTCCACGTAGGGCAATATCAATAAATATGTTTTCCAAGTGGTTGTCATACAAATTCACTTCAGAAAATGTTATCTTTTCACCTTTATTTCTTACCCAGAAAACATCTGTCAATGATGTACACCTATATGATAACGCCACTTTTGCTCTATCCTTGTCCGTTACAGCCTGATTCATTCCTATACTGTTCAAAATTTCTTTAGCGTATTTTCTATCCAATGTGAGAACTCTTGTTGCACACCAATAATTGAAATTTGTAATATTATTAACAAGAGTATCAACATCTTCTTCTTCTTCAAGATATAGGTTATATGGCATAAAACTTTTGTAATACACCTTACATCTTCCAGAAGAATCAATTCTTGCAACTCTTCTATCTTTATGCATAATCTCAAAAATATCGCTGTTCATATTATACATTCCTTTTCAAAATTTCTGTTACCTGCTGCGTAGTAATTCCATATATTTTTGCAACTTTTTTCTTGTCTTTGTATTTTTCATATTCTTCTATAATGTCATTCTCTGTCCAGTTCTGTTCAACCGGCTCATTCATAAAGTTTTCCATCATGGTTTCTCCAATTTTCCAAAATACTCTCTACGGAATCATACGGACAAAACAACTTCCCGCTTCTCAACATAATTACATCAACCTTTTTCTTATCTCTGTAGATTTTCGTAAGTTCTGTGCTTATCTCATATGTTTGTCCTGTGCGAAACCCCATACTTCCGTCTCTACCAATATATTTTCCTCTCAATATCGTACCTCCATTACATATTATTTTAACACATATTACAAATCAAGTACAGCATCTGCTATAGTAGATTCATCCATGTGTACATAGTATCTTGCTGCTGTTTCCAAATTCTTGTGCCTTAATTGTCTTTGAACAAGAACAATATCTTTTGTTTCTTCATACAATTTACTTCCAACCCAATGTCTTAACATATGTGGGTAAATTTCACCTTCCGAATATAAATTAAAAAACCCTGTAATTGCACCTTTACTTAATCTGTTATTTTCATTTGATAAAAACAATGCATTATCTTTAATTTTTCTCTCTGTTACGAAAAAAGTTCTAATTTTCAAATACTCCTCAATATTCATTCTAGCCTGTTCAGACATATAAACTTTATCATATTCTTGTATATTTCCCTTTCCAAGAATCATCATATACGGTCTTTTTTCTTCGTGTAGATGTAAATCGGAAATATCCATATTTATTAGTTCTTCTGAACGAATACCACTTCCCTTTATAAGTTGAACGATGGCAATATTTCTAATAATATTAAATTCATTTTTATTTCCATCTGTGATATTTACTAAGAATTTTTCCACTTGCTCATCTGTTGGGATTTCTACTTCTTTATATCTTTTTTCAGATTTATATAAATTGCCAGGTATATGTGAAATCACATTATCATCGACATATTTATTTTGTCGTAAATAATTCCAAAAAGCACTGAATACGTTCTTCTTTGTATTGATAGAATCCAGTGAATTTGTTCTTCCTAAAATTCCATTTTTTAATTCGTTAAGATATTTAATAAGATTATTACTAGTAATAATCTGTATATCTGTTTCATTGATTTCTGCTATGCTTTGTTTATTTATATATTTATTATTGATCATCCAATTAAGCATATCTCTAATATATATCCAATTAACTCTCTTTGTAGCTGCTGATTTATATCTATCAAAAAAATCTGATATAAAATCAGGAATATCTTTTAATTCTTTTGCAAGTTTTTGTTCTATTTTTCTTTGTTTTTCAATTTTATAACACATATAATATCCTCCTAAAATCCCAACGCTTCTGCAATATCTATTTTCTTTTGTAAATATTCTAATGCAGACAATCGTTCTGCAAATTCTTTTGATTCTTTTCCATGAAAATAACTAATCTCCCACAATTCTCCATCATCTGTTCTATAATATTTCTGTTCTTGTGGCTTATTATTCCGAGTAAGGTATTCATATACATTTCGACAATACAATTTTTCATATTCTCCTAATAGAATATCTTCTCTTTTAATCTCCTTCACATTTTATACCTTCTTTCTTTAAAATCGTGTTCCATGTAATAAACCTTCGGCTTTCATTTCTGTAGCGAATTCAAAATCAACGTTGCAAATGTTGTAACTGTTATACATGGAGTTCTCCATATTCTTTATTCCCCTTTTTACTCTTTTACTTTGTTCTTTGAACAAATATTCCATGCTATCCTTTTCTCTTCTCATAATATTCCTCCTGTTTTTGCAATAAAAAAACAATCAGATATCCCCGATTGTTTTAATTGATTAGCTTTCTTTTCTTATATACACTACAAAAGTCACCAGGACAATTTCTGATGACTTCTAACTATACATACACTATCTTCCTTTTTTTGCTTTCTTCCATTCATATTCCCATCGTTCATCTTCTGACATTTTACTTGTCTTATGATCTTCCGCCAATGTAAACAAACCTCCAATAACAAGAACAATCAACCCAAAAATAATTCCACCCATAATGTTTACCTCCAAATATTTTTTACTTTAAACTATCACTGAGATTTTCCAAAAACGCACATAGCATCAATAAAAATATTCCTCCAATTAACGCTCCCATATGCATATCCCCACCCTTCATTATCCATTATATATGTAAGCACACTTATGTGCAACACCACTCTGCGTTCTTCCTAACTCTTTTGCAACTTCTCTATAAGACATTCCTCTACGCAACATGGATTTTGCATAGTTTATTTCCATATCTGTCCAGTATTTTCCTTTGTTTGGTCTGTCATATAAGAATTTTTCACACCTTACCCACGCCGGTTCCAAAGCCAATGTCATACAATTATACCTAGACCAGTTGATAATATCCTTATGCTGTTCAGCCCATTTCCAAAAATTTTCAAGATCAATCATATATTTTGTGCAGCACGAACATTTAAATTTCCGACATGGAAGATCATATTGATTTATCCACTTCATGACTACCTTATGAGTAACATTGAAACACTCGGCAAGTTTATTCACGCTTAAAATATCATGTACCTTGCTCAAGCCTATATCCAAAGCCTTTTTAACAACTGCTCGTTCTGTTCTATTAAGTCTTTTTGCTGTAATTGACACAGCCTGATTCAAATATTTCGATTCCAAATACCTAATCTCTCTATCTGTCCATCTTTGAGCCATATTTACACAATCTCCCTAGGAATATAATCTGCAAGGTAATCTTCTTGTCTCTCTTTGAAACGTATTTTTAAATATCCAACATAGTGGAATTTAATTCCATTCTCTTCGAGCAATCCCTTAAAAATATCTCCAATAGGTTCACATACATCTGTACATGAATTAAACTTTCTAGTTGCTTCTCCGGCAAGACTCTCCACCTCTCTCTGTCTATCTAATGGAATCTGATATACTTCTGGTCTTGCTCCGTAACCTTCTTTGTATTCATTGTTATAGGTTCCATCAAAATCCAATACAAATAATGTCCACATCATAATTTCTTACTCCTTTATTTCCTGCTGCCAATTCTTTTAATATTGTCATTTCTCTCTCAAAAGAAATGTGAATTTCATTACTACTCATTGTTCTTTTCTATCATGGGGAATATCCAGCCTGTTTTATTATTGAGAAACAAAACGTCATAATTGATTTTATGTAATTGAAACTCTGTTCCACATCTTTCACAGGCAAAAATTTTTCCGTCATACATTCCAATAATCCCACCACATTTGCAATTAATGTGACTATATCTTTTCATGTTTACCTCAATTATCATTCTGGGTCTATCCAATATTTACATACCACCATCCAGTATATCTATCCACTTCATTATTTCTTTCGTCTTCTTCCGGATCGTAATATCCTGTATTTATTTCGACTTCTTCACCTTGTGTTCTATATAATGTCGTAAGCATATCTGCAACTGTGTTTGCTGCACTCTCTGTTCTTACTAGAATTTCAGAACCTCCATCTGTCCAAATTTCTCCTTCAGAATAATCTCTTAGTCTTTCTGTAATTAGATCAATCCAATTCAATTTATCCATACCTTCCCATCCTTTCCACACAAGAAATGCGACTTTCATTTCCTTTTATTTAATTCTTCCATAACTTCCTGAATATCTGTTACATAACCAGACCAAACAACTTTTTCTGCACTTTCTCCACAATAAATTTCCATACTGCCATCAAAAAATCTCGAAACATCCATATTATCATATTTCTTCATTGACGGTATAAGAAATTTTACATTGTAGAAATATAAATTGTCAGTATCTATTTCATCCCATTCTTTCCAATTATATAAATCAATTCCACAAAACTGTTCTTTGTTTATCTTATTTTCCATAATATGTACCTCCAATCTATTTATTATCTAACACATCCAGCAATCCTTTTCCATTCTCCATTGACGTTAGTTTTAGTTCAACATCAGTGATAGCATTTTCAGCGACCAATTTGACAAATTCGATAGGTAACTGATTTCCGTTTTTCTCTGCTGTTATTTTCAATCCTTCAACTAAAGATTCTATTCCAACCTTTACTCCAGCCAAATAAGCTAATTTTAATTCGTCCATAATATTTTTCCTCAAATCTTTAAAACAAATACGAGTTTCAACTCCAACCTAAGAATGTTTCCCATCCATTATCTTCGATATCTTTTGCCGTCTTAAATTCTCCGCTTCGTAATCCAAATTTATCTCCGAATGACACCGCCGGCATGAATGCATTTTTATTTATAGCAATGGTTACTTGTGTTCCATGTGGTAAATTGTAAATATCATAAAGTTTAATTTGTTTTCCAATCATATTCACATATTCTCCTTTACACAATCAACTCAACCATATAGTTTTCAAACTCTTCTATCATTTCAAAAGCTGCTCTGAAACAAATCGCACCTAAAACGTCATCGCATTCCTTTGTATCTGCATCTATTCCAAAAATAAAACACCATGAAGTAAACAACGCTCTCAACTGTTCTCTTCTTTTTAAATCTCCCCATTCTGTGTCCATTGCAAAATCAATTATGTAATTTAAAAATTCTTCTTTACTCATAAGATCTGTTTCTCCACTCTTTAATTTTGTCACTATTTGTATTTCCAACAATCATAGAATAAATCATATTCCAATCTGAATTTCCAAAAGCCATCGGCATATCATTTCACACTATGTATGTATTGAATATTTCTGCTTGTTTTTGTGGTAATACTCCACCCTTTATTTTATCCATACAACTATTCCTATTTTTGACAATTCTACTTAGACAGAAATTATCAATATGACCATATTGGCATAAATCTCTTGCAATCATAAGTTCGCTATAAAGTTTGTGATACAAGTCATCTTTCCTTCCTTCCGTTTGGTAGAAAGTATTACAGATTTTTACTAATTCATCTGCTGATAAACTTATTGTTACTTCTCTATCCTTTTTAGAAATATTTTGTATATCCATTTTTTATTCTCCTTTCTTATCTTGAAATTCCGATTTTATTCTTCTATAATCAATTTCTTTCCGCATATCGGACAAAATTTTACTTTATACATATCAATTCCAAAATCATATCCACAACATGTAGCCACTCCATCAATCAAGTATGACTCATTTATTTCTTCTACTTCACACCATGAATCCGTACAATTATATGGTGACTCCCTACGTCCTTTCATAATATCATCTTTTACAATTTCTTCCGCTTCTTCTTTACTATTTGCTTCTACTTCATATGTTTTGCCATATGTTTCATAATAATCTACAATATATTTTGCCATAATCATTTTCTCCTACAATCCCATCAAATCTTTTACAACACTTACACCATAACTTTCCTCAAACCAATCACAGATTGACGTTCTATGCCATCCTGCTGCGAATCCATTCCACTCTTCCTCAATACATTCTGTATTAGGGTTCATCGGAACATTGCCAAAATCTAACCATAAATCCTTAATATATTGTGCGCGTCTATACTCATAACTATCATTCATACCACGATCAACAATACATGCTAAATCATCATCTGTGATCAAGAATTTCCGTTCTGTGCAATAGTCCATTATCGCATTGTATTCCTTGTCACAAAATTCTGTATCATCTTCAATTTGATCAATTTTCAGTTCTTTTAGATATTCTCTTAATGACATACTATTTTCCCTCTTTCCAATGTTCCATATCTTCATTTTTCAATGCGATCATTTCCAACATTTGCAGCGTACTGAAACATTCATTTTGTTTTAAAATTTCCAGTTCTTCTGTGATACACTTTACTTCTTCATCTTTGTATTCTAAAGAGTCCGCATAATCCATATCTAAAGACAGATTATATAATATTTTCGCAATTTTCTGTAAATCCATAATATACCATCCTTCCTCTTATGAAAGCATTCTTTCATCTCATTTCATTTTGTTAAAATAGTTTCGTAATATTCTAGTTCTACGCTATCAAGTCCGTGTTCTTCCGCTGATTCAACATCTTTTAGTACAGTATAAATAAAGTCAACAATTTCGTTTGCTGTATATTTACTTTTATATTGTTCAACCGTTAAATAACAATCGTTTCCTTCTGCAAAATAAAACGCATTTTCTCCAATCTTACAACACAAACTAACACAACCATTGTATTCATTTTTTAATGATATTAAATTTTTCCTAAAACCATTCTTAATCATTTCTCTTGTAATCATTATTTATTTCCACCTTTCCATACAAAATCGTGCTTTTATCTATCGATAAGTTTAACTCTATCATCTTCTTCGATCATACAACTTGAACATTTTATATTTCCATAAAAATCTCTCGTGTCTTTCCCATCCATATACCCCAATTCGCATCTTGCCTCCATACCTTTTTCATTCATGCAGCTATATGGTTTCTGTGAAAAACAAGGACATTCTTTGCATTTTTCTGGATAGCGTTCCATTTCATATGTAACTTTTTTAGTATATTTAATTTTACTCATAGTATTTTCCTCCATTTAAAATTATCTCTTATTCATTTATCAGTTCAAAACCATAGTTACAAAATCCAGTAACATCAGAAATATAATCAGAAATTTCTTCATAATAATCTTCTATGTCAAAATCTTCATCTATAAAATGTTCTGGAATTTCTATCTCTTTAGGTAATTCCTGTAATAACTCTAAATCTCCGTCTGTATCCCATTTAATATTAACTGCTTTCATCTTAATTTCCTCCTAATAAAATTATCTTTTCATGTAATTATTTTAAAGAAATTTTCCACCCTATTCCCTTTTCTTCAATCTTAAATCCATGTTTTTCAAAGATATTCTTGACATCACCACAAATTGATACTGTGCTATGTGTAATATCTCTAATAATAGAGTTGTAACAATGTACTAATTCCTCTGCCGAATATGGTACGAGATTATATTTTCTTAATTTTCCATTGTCATAAACTTCTTCCAATATTCTTCTTATTTTTAATAATTTATTCTGTTCTGTTTTAGTAAACATAACTATTTCCTTCCGATAAAATCATTTCATATTTCATGTGTTTTCTCTACACATAATATCTATCATATCCGCATGTTCATAATTCCATTGTTCCTGTTCTTGTGTTCTGTCTTGATATTCACAATCAAATTTATAATAATCAAGTTCACAAGTAGGTTTATCGCTCCAACCATCATTTCCTTGATGTTCACAATGTTCTTTTTTATTACATAGCATTTTTATTTCTCCACAATTTCATCATATACTTGTTTTGCATATCTAATAGCTTCACCAATAGTAACAAAAGCTATCAAATACTCTGCTCTAATATTTCCATCATAAGATACCTTACGATATACTTTGTATTTCGCTCCCATATCAAATTGATTATAAAAAACAAACACATTTTCCTTTTCGCTTTTCCACATTTCCTTATAGTCTTTTACTTTCATTTCTATTTCCTCCCGATAAAATCATTATTTGTTTCCATAACATACGGAACAGCAAAAAGCTGTTCCTGACTGTTCCAAAGTTCTACGTTATTCAACTGATACACAGATTGAAGAGTCTAAAGAGCAAAACGGACGAACTCCACAAACGCTCCAACGGCAACCGCCGTAGCCCACGTCACCATCACTGCCAACAATCCGAACACAGGAAGCCGAGCATCCTTCATTTGTACTGTCTGGTGTATCTAACCAAAACGGTTTTTCATTTTCTGTCCTAAACATACCATTCTTTCTGGCTTTTCTGTAATCATCAAAAGTTCCTAAATGTACTTTACAATTACATGTTCCGTAAGTGTCCAACCCATCCATAGAAAGTAAATCAACTGTATCTAATAATACATTTTCTTTTCCAAATCCTTTGTAGATATCAGACAGAATTTTCCCATTTTCATCATTCAGTACATTCTTGATTTCAGAAGTTCTAAAGTCATTTGACCCATTGTCAAATTTATAAGTTCCGTCAATAAGCTCTTTTTTCCAAACTTTGGTTCTATTGTTCTCAATATCCTGTTCCACCACATACCATTCATTTCCAATGTCGTCTACAATCACGTTTCCAACCTTGCATTCATAAAGTGGTTTGCTCTGTCTTATTCCTAAAGATTTCCTTAATTCTTCCGTTAATTCGATCACCAGGTTATTTCCTTCTACTTTTACATTTGTCTTATTTACTTCGATATTCATAATATTTTCCTCTACTTTCTTTCTAATAATTCTTACTTACAAAATGGTTTCCAGTACACGATCAGCGCCACACCTAATACAGTAATATATACTTTTGCATCCGTTTCTGTCATAAACAACGCGATAAGAAGCAAAAACAATCCAGAGAACTTTTGAAAGTTCAGTCTGCGCTTCCACCGTTTAAACTTCTGGCTCGTAGCAGCTATAACATATCCTTCTAACCATTCTTTATTATGTTTCTTCCATTCTTTTTCCGTCATAACTGTTTCAATCACATTCATTTCTTATTTCCTCCATTCCTCATATACTTGTTCACTACGTTGTTATACTCCCATTTTTCCACCACTGATACACCGCCTTTTGTTCTTACAGTGCAATACTTCTTTCCGCAAATTGTAAATTCGCTCAAAATCTCCATTGTATTATTCTTCTTTTGTTGTTGTGTTTATTTGTTGTATTTTTTATTTCCCTGAAATCATTCTGCAAGCTGTGATACTCACAGAACGTAATATGTAAGTTTTTCTTATGCAGTCTTTGCTATTGCTTTTCTTGATGTTCTTTTTCGTGTTGTCTTAGACTCAATTCCCGGAATATCAATATTCCTTTCGATCACACCGGAAAGGAAATCAAATAATGAATCTTGCCACTTCTCTGATAAATTATCATTAAAATATTTACTTCCTTTACAGTTATTCAACAGAACTCTTTCCATGTCTGTCTCTCTTCCAGAGTAGTAGGCATATAATTTTCTAAATACTCTTAATACTTTCGCGCTGAATGCCTTTCCTTCGCGATAAGTTTTACCTCCGTTCCATTGTAGTTTTACGATAAGTTGTAAAATTCTGTCTAATAAATCCGGACAAACTCTCGACATCTTTGCACCGTCAGAGACAGAAGTTAAAATACCAATAGGATTTTTTACTGGGTTCCTGTCTCCCTTAACAGCAATGTGGTTTCTGTCACAGATAGATTTTAATGTAACATATTCTTCTTTTTTAGCTACAAGCGCCGCACTGTAGATATCGACAGGAGTCATGGTTTTTCGATCGTCTTGCTGTGACAAGAATAAGTCAACCGCTTCTGCTTCTGTAATTCCGATCAATACTTCAACCTGAATCAATTTCATGTTTCCAAAATAAGCGCCAATGATTCTGTGCATACCGTCAACAACATAAAATTTATCATTCTTGCACATAATCTTAGGCAAATCCCACTTATAAGAGCTAAATTCAGATCCGATTTTCTTTGCAATAGATACCCTTAATTCTCTTTGCCAATCTGGAACATGAATAAGCAATGGATTAATGCTGATAATTGCCTTTTCTCTTCCATCATGTTTCGATCTTGCTTCTTCCATCTTGTCAGATACGATCATTCTTTCTCCAACTTCAATGATATTGTTTAGCATTCTTGCTTCATTCATCATTGTTTCCACTTCCATAGGTTCAAGTTTTCCGTTTCTACTCATTTTTCTAATCTCCTTTAATATGTAAAGTTTTCTATAATAAAAAGCACCTGTATAATTACAAGTGCTTTCTATACGTATACATCTATGTTGCATTGTCGTTCTTCATTTTCGATATGAACATCTATCCATGTTCTACCGCGTCTGTATGAACTGCTTCCCAAAATATCCAGTGTTACGAGAGGATTCTCCCGAATCTGCTCACACTCTTCATTCGTTAGTATATTCTTATCCAAGGCTTCCAATTCCTCAAACGTATAATCTGCTAAAGATTTTCCTACTGTTATCATAATCATGACTCCTTTCCTTTTGCTTCGTTCCACTTCTTTCAACCGAGATCAGCTCAATCTGGCGTTTCCTCTGTGTGATATTAATTAACTGTATCTGATGTTTGTTATAAAAATTTTCCATCATGTCTCTTCCTATTCCATTCTTTCCGCTTTCGTATTTGTTGTATATGGCTCTTTGCTGATTATCCAATCACCTACAGATAGATATACTTTTTCATCATCGTTCCAGGTTTCCCAACCTTTTATATCATTTACATTGATATATCCGCTATCCGGTGTAACGTCTGTTTCGATATAATAGCCAGTTCCGTCCAAAAAATTTAACTCAAACCCCTCTGTTCCAATAGTAACGCTTTCGATTTCTTCTGTGTCAATATATGTTTCCGGCATTTCTGCGACTGTTTCCTGAGCTTGTTTCGGTGTGTTTTCAACCGAGTTTCTTCCTATTATAAATGTGGTAAAAGAAATAATTGCAACAGCACCGATATATAATATTTTCCGTTTCATCATTCAAACCTCTTTCTATAAATCCCTTACGTTTCCGACTACTTCCCAATCTGTTAAAGCATATGTTGTATTTAGCTTTCCCAGTGGCAGCCGTTCAATGTTTCCATTTCCTGTATTGTATATGTATCTGTGCATCTTTGTATCAACGATCGATTCAGTTATAACACGTTTTAAAAACTGTTTTGTCATGGTTTATTTCTCCTTTCTATGCGTAAATTTTCCCATTTACACCTGTTTTATAATCCTTATATAGATAACAACTGGATTCTTAAAACAGTTTTCCAAATCATCAATATACCTACTGTCAAAGCAACCATATTTTGATTTTGTAATTTTTACATTTTTATTATCTTCAAGAGTTTCTTTTAGTTCCTCTTCTTTTAAATCCTGCCAACCTTCAAAAATCATCATAGAACAGTTATAGATGAGTTTTCTATATTTTGTTCTTTTGCGGTATGGTGTAAAAATCATTTCCATAACATCGCTATATTGCGCATATGTTGTTGTTCTCATACTATGAAAAGTGATTTTCTGAGCTACTGGGAAACCGAATTCGTTCAGATATACAAGTGTATACTTCTTTCCCGGCTGTAATTTGTTATAAAGGGCACATTGTAACGGCTCCATATATTTTAAAAGCAGATTGTCAAATACTTTGATCGCTTCTATTTCCGTTGATACAGCCCTGCTTTCTAATTCTTCTCCATTTTCATACATTGCCATGATTTCAAATTCTCCGAAAATCTCACAGGCATCAATAATGATTTTCTTTCCCATCGTATACCCGCCTTTTAACTCTTCGTGTTTGATTGTTCTTTTTAACATTCTATTTTCCTCCTATTTTACTTGTGTATGCTTTTCCACTTATAAAAAAAGACAATGTTCAAATTAGAATTAAAACTATACTCTAAATGATCCATATTGCCCACTTTTATAAGCGGAAAATCTCCGCTATTATTATATTAAATTTATCAATCTTACTGAATGGTAATCAGATGTATTCATGATTTTTCTAAAACCATTTTCTTTCATCCAGGTTTCAAAAACGTTTTTGGACGTTTTAAATTTTGTTGTTCCAAAAAACGGGAATGGATTATAACCGCTTATCTCTATCCATTCTTCTATATTTGTGCTTTTAATCCACACATTAGTAATTTTTCCATCCTTAATCCATTTTGCCTGTTTAATTGTCATTATCTTTTCCTCCTAATATGTAATAATTCTATTTAAAAAGTAGAAAAACTTATACTTCTACTGTAAAAATCCTTCCTTTATCCCAATTTGCTTTTTGTAAAGCCTGATCAGATACAGATATTCTTACTTCTAATTCGCCATTATTATTGATATAATATCTAGTATTATCATATTTTTGATTGAACAATTTTGAAAAATATTTCTTCATGTCCTCTACTTTTTCAATTCTTTTTTCCGTCAATTCCTTGTTATAGTTAAATTCATCACCGTAATTATATCCTGCAAATGTATCTCGTTTCCCATCTGAAAAGACTCTGAACCCCGCTAAATTATCAAGCACAACTATTTCTTCAAAATCAGCGTTGCAATATTTATTAACAAAATTTAAAATATTTTCTTTTGTGTATTTTACTTTTTCGATGTCGGAATTTCTTTCGCATTCTAATCTTGATTTATTACAATCATCAATTTTCGGATCATTTGTAATATAATAACAAAAATCGCAAGTCAAGTAACCATCTTCTGAAATTGTTTTCGGATGCTTTAGTTTTCTTCCGTTCTTTCCGTATTCAACAACTATATGTTTATATCCGCTTATAAATTCAATATAAACTTTTTTACCTTCTTTGTTAGTAAATGCTGTTCTAATTCTACAATTTTCCACGTCATTACATGGTACACAACCTGCGCCTTCAAAATACAATACTTTCTTGCTCATAATTTCCACCTTTTAACCTTTCTTTATATATGTTTTCTTATTCTCTTCTAGTTTCGCTCTTGCTCGTCAGTATCGGACTTATACCGATAGACTAGAACATCATACAGCACAGCCTGTTTACGGTTTATTCCCTTAATTCACTTGCTGATTTTCCGCTTATAAGAGTTCTGTACTTAAACAGTGTTATCTGCTCGTATAAACGCGTTGTATTTGATTAGCTATATGAAATTGACAAGGTGCTATTTCCGAAAACTTACTAATCATTACGTTTTCGTTATGCTTAATATAGCATGAAGTTTTCGCGATGTCAATATGTTTTTAGAATTTATTTTACGTTTTCGGAATGTATGATTGTAATAAAAAAGACATCATACAAACGTATAATGTCTTTTCTTAGCCTATTCTATTCCCATTCGGGAAAACAAAAGCAGATGTATATTTACATCCCATAATACTAGCCATCTTCTCTAGTTCTTCTTGCGTAAATTTTCCAGTTTTTACCCTTTTGGAAATAGACGCTTGACTCATTCCCATTTTTGCACCCAATTCTGTCAATGATATTCCAGCCTCATCACAAGCAACTTTTATTTTTTGTTGTAAAGTTATTTCCTTCACCTACTTTCTCTATTACCTCTTAATATAATATAGCAAATTTTTAGTTATGGTGCAATATTTTTCTTGACAGTGCCGGAACGTGTCCGGATTAAACGAATATGAATAACTGGCATCCACAACTCATATCAGCCTTTATAACTTCCTTATTTTCTAATTCTTTTTTAAACTCTTCCATAAAATCAGGAGCTTTTTGAAAATCTTCAAGCGTTCCGCTGTATAGTGCTGTCAAATCTTTTGTATCTATTACAACCAATCTGCTGATATTTTCATGTGATGTGTAACCCTTCAATACGTTTTTTAGTTTCGCCATGTTTAACCTCTTTCTCCCCTTAGCCGATAGGTCAGCTTATATGAATTAGTCAAAAATCCAATTTTCAATAGTGTATTTATCGTAGTATCCTTTCTGAATCCCTAAACGATTACATCTATTGATATATAATTCCAATGCTTCTTTTTCGTCTACCGCCTCAAACACTTCACCGTCAACAATCGCATTTTTATAAGTCACTAATCTTACAACATATTTTTTCATTTTCATTTCCTCTCTTTCGTTTGTCTGTGAATAATTAAGCCATTTTTGAGCATGTCAAAAAACCATTCCGAAAAATCTTTATACTCTGTTTTTTCGATAATGTCTCGATAAACTTCTTTTAGCTGATTTTCTGAAAATGTTTTTTCCATAGCGTCTGGAAGTGATTCTCGATTATCTTCTGAAAAGTAATATCTGTTTACCATCGTCTTGATCTCCTTTGCTTATTTGATTATTCGCTATTTTATTTTCATCTACGCAAGCCATGTGTGAAAACATTAGAAGTAAAGTCGTTTCTATTACTCACTGCCACGGGTCTTATGCTTTTGCCCGAAACGTATCTTTCTTTGCTTGTTTTCTATGCCTTGCATAGTCAAAATAAAATAAACGGATTGTTCGTTTGCACTCACATTCCATAAAAATCGTTTAAACATCACATTCTTTTTTCAAAGTGTTTTGACTCACTTTAAAGGACTTGCCGACTTGACAAGTCCTGATTTACAAGTTACAATAATTTATGAGTTGTCGTGTATATATTCTTTTGCTTCTTGTTCCGTTGGACACTTTACAAGTTGCTTGTGATCAGAATTGTACACGACTGTTTCATTGTCGTATGTTATATAGTACATACGTTTTTCACCTCCTTTCTGTTGGAAGTGAAAGTTATTTTTAATTTGACTTATGCAAAATCATGTTTCGCTTGTCAATCTTATATACGTTTGAAAGTCTACTTTTTCAAAACCGCCGTAACCAGTGACTATAACTCAAACACTCTGACTATTTGATTTATAATTTGATTCAACCCTTATGCACGTCTGCGCTGTCTGACTAATGATGCTATACGCGTGGAACGGTCTATTTCGCTTCTTTCTTTCCCCTATAAGATAGAGAAATCACTTTATTTAGTTTTATTAAAAAGGAATTTTTCACAAGAATTTGTGAAACACGACTTGAAAAGCGAATACTAAAATGTTAGAATATATATAATCACTTTGCAAGAAGTGTGTTTTGTTGAGCAGTTGTTTTGGTTGGTAGCCTTGTGACAACTGCTCTTTTGTTTTCCTTTTGTGATTATATAATATCATATGTTTTTATGTTTGTCAATCGTTTTTTGATTATTTTTTTAATCTTTTTCGATTACTATTTTTGCTTTATATCCTAATGGGTTTATGATGTCGTTTGTTTCGTCTAAAGATAAATTTTTTTTATTTATTTTTCGATTCAAATTTTGATTTACAATACCCATTTTTTCAGCAAGCACTATTTTTTTTATGCCTGACTCTTTAATTAAATTATTGATTGTATTGGACAATTCAGCATTATTACTTATTTCCACTACTGTATCACCTCCTATTATAATAAGGAAAGTATACCATAAAAACAGAAGTTAGTCTAACATTTCACTATTCACTTTTCAAGGTGCAAATTCCTTTTGTAATTGGGTATCACTCAGCCAGAATTGACTTTGCTTTTCAGATATGCTACACTTTAGTTGTTTAATTATTATGTATCGTGCAGTAAATCTGTACACCCTATAACAAAAACTTAGTAACCCGTGTAGACTTATTGACTCTGCTTTACGGTGTGCATCATGGACTTATTGACTCTGCCGTGATTGCGTTGCTTTGTTTTGATGTACTTATGGTATCACTTTTAATTATATTTGTAAATAGTTTTGTTTATATTTTTATCATTTTGTTTAATGTTTATAATTACACTCGTTATTTGATTGGTTTATTTTGGTAAATATATATACTTATATTTATAAACAGAATGTGATATGACAAAATACTTTAAGGGAACAGGAGTTATAAATCATGTTAGAATATAAAAGTACAGAACAATTTTTAAATGATTACAGAAACCACCTAAAAGAAAAGGGTATTACCAATGCACACGTGGCACGGAAAATTGGTATGTCACCACAGCAATTACAGAATGTTTTTAAAAAACAGGAATTGACTGTTAGTGATGTAATAAAGCTATGCAATGCGATTGATTATAATTGTAAAATTTTGATTGAGTAAGGCATAAAATATGATTAAAGAAAGTTTGTGTCATTTTGTCGTATAGCAAAGAAGCCCAAAAGAGATATAGTAAAAAGACAATGACTTTTGCGGTAAAGTACTACCCTACTGATATTGAGTATGGAAAAAAGTTAAAAGAGTATCTGGCAGATACCGGGAAAAGTGTAAACAGTTATTTAAAAGAGCTTATAAAGGCAGATCTGGACAGTAAAGGGATATAGGTATTTATAGGTATTATGGCTATACTTTACTTTTAAAACGCATATAATAGGAATAAACACGTTTTATTGTTGCACCTTTAAATAACTGCCAATATATGATATAATACCTATATAGTAATAAAGTAAAGGATTGTATACATCATGTTTAAATACAAGATAGATATATTAAAATCATTGTCAGATCATGGATACAATACAAGTAAACTGCGAAAAGATAAAATTATGAGCCAGGCTACTATGCAAAACATACGACAGGGTAAAGGTATTACTACAGATACAATCAATACGATCTGTCTTATTTTAAGATGTCAACCGTCGGATATAATCGAGATTGTACCGACGGAAGAGGAAAAGATAAAATACTTCTGACACTAATTTTAGTGCTTGACTTTGCACTGTTTTTAGTGTTATTATAATTATAGTCAGTAATGACAACAATATTGAGAAAGGATGATTGTATTTGATTGATATCGAAGTTTTGAAAAGGTTAAATGTGCCTAATAAGATAGTTTTAACAAGACATGCGAAAGAAAGACTAATAGAAAGAAATATTACTATCACGGACATTATAAATGGTATTGAGACAGGAGAAGTCATAAAACAGTATGAAGATGACAAACCTTTGCCCAGTTGTTTGATACTAGGATTTTCGGTAAATAATAAATATATTCATATTGTGGTTAGTCACGATTGTGATTACATTTATTTGATAACAGCATACTATCCTAATACAGATCAGTGGGAAAGTGATTTTAAGACCAGAAAGGTGTGATATTATATGTTATGTATTGAATGCGGCGCAGTCGCTGAAAAGGGATATACAACAGACGTTACGGATTTAGGAAACTGTCTTGTTATTATCAGAAATGTACCATGTTATAAATGTACAGAATGCAATGAGATTATTTATACCGGTGACGTTGTACAGGAAATAGAAAAGATTGTTAATATGGCTAAACAATGTTTACAAGAGGTGTCAATTATCGATTATAACAATTATAAACAAGTAGCATAAGTATGATAGCGGTGCTGATATGGCGTCGCTATTTTTTGTATGTTATCGTGTCAGTGTGTATGTTAGTGTATATTAACTTGTGTTATGACTGTATAGTTATAGTATGTTATATGATACACATGTAATACTTGTGTAATAATAGTGAGTATAGTTGTGTGTTTGTGTGGACTGCATCACGTTGTTGTGTAGGATGTTTAGGTAAACTAAACTAGGAATTATTACTTTTATTAGTGTAGTATTGTTTTGTGTATTGTTTTGATGTATATTTATACACAAATTATTGCATAGTTATACACATGATGTGGATAAGTTTGATTTAAAAAATGGTATAAAAGTGGTGATGTAGTACTCATTTGTAGGTTATTTTGGATTGCAAGTAGGGAATATGTGTTGGTTTTTGTTTAATTTTGTGTGTCTGGTGGGAAATTTTGTTTTGAGGTAAGTTTTAAGGCAAAAAGTTATCCACATATTATTTTGAGTTATCCACATTATGTTGATAACTTTTTTATTATTAGAAATTTTCACCAAAAATCCGAACTTGTCCAGAAATCCATGAATTTGAGTCTAAAATCCCACCTGATGCAATGTTTCATTGCTACGTAAAAGACACACACAAAAATCAACAGATTGTCCATAAAATCTCTATATACCGCCCCCTGTTTTCAGATCTTTACAATCAAAACTTTTGCACTTTTCATCAATGTGCCAAAAGTCCCTAAAGCAACATAATAGTGTAGTATTATGCCACTCCATAATAGGGGCGGTATTAAACATTTTTGACGTATGTTATGCATCAAATATAGCAGGTATGGGTTCTATCCACACCTCACTACCAAAATTTCGACCTCCGATTTCCACACCAAAATTTTCATCTTCCACTTCAAAAATCCAAAAAATTACCTAAAAATACTTCGGGAACTCTCTCGACCAACAAAGCATAAACACTGCATTTCTACCATTCTAAACAGTCCAAAAATAACCAAAATCCACCACAATATCCATTCAAACCCCAAACAAACTCTTACCGTTACTGCATTTTCCCGAACTCAACTTATATTCCAAAAAATTACATATAAAACACACTATCAAAATCCAGAAAACCACGTCACCTTACCCCTAAGTGTACCCACATAAATACTGGCATCCCCCGGTATAAAAACATCACACAAAATTACCTCTCTACCGAAGTACCTTATTTTCAAAATTACTGACACAAAAAATAAGCAGCCAATTCCTAAGATAAGTCCTTAAGAACCAACTGCTATTATTTATAATCACCCTATAATCATCCAATACCGTGAACTACCCACGAGCTAAAGCTAATGGGATTGCGAGCCTAATTTTTTCAATAATATTTATTAAATATATCCCCATCTATATAACTAATATCATGAACCGGTACCTCAGTTCCATTTTCAAATATTACAACATTTCTGTATTCGTGTACCTTCTTCACTCTCCCACTCATTGTAATATACTTTCCACCATCTTTCTTTAAATCTTTTTCAAAATATGTGATTCTGATATCCGGATCAACATCACCGTCATCTAAGCATTTTCTTAAAATATTCAATCTCTCATTCAGCCTATCCAAAACATCCTCATCAAATTCAATCCTTTTATCTGTCAATCTTGCAGTCTCTTTAATTTCTGCATCATAACCTGTCAATGCAGCAAATGGAGAAAATTGAGCAGCTCTATCTCGCATACTCATTTGAGGGTATTTTTTAGAGACAAAATGTGGCAGATCAATAATATCATCGTATTTACCCATAACACACCCCTATGCTTTATGTCCACCAATTTGATTATTCCTATCTATTGCAGTAGCTCCTTCTTGTAAACTCATACCTTTTAAAATTGCATTTTTCCCAAATTTTTTCTTGATATCCAAGATAGCTTTCTGAATATCTTTTTCTTTTTTAAGTTGTTCCTGGTCTACTGCATCTTCCTTTTCAGAAATCATATCAAATAAATTAAGCTGTTCATATCTATCCTGTTTCGCTTCCTTTTCGCTGATCACATGATTTGCAGACATATTGATTCTTCTGACAAGTAAATTTTCGTCTACAATTCTACTGAATAAATCAAGCACAGCTCTTACAATCACGCTAGTAGAAGACGTATAACTATCTAAATTTACTGTTCCATGAGCATGTTTTGGAATTTTTCTCCCATATTGATCAAAAGAGAACTCTCCATTATACTTACTCATTCTGGAAGAATCTAATAGATTTTCTCTATCGTAGCCAATCGTTAATACAATCTGATCCGTTACAAGATTCTTACTAACCAAATCTAAGACCAGCATCTCAGTCATTTCACGCACAATAATTTTCGTTTTATCAAAATCAGTTCCACAGTGTAAAACCTGTCCGCTTCCAATACTATTGCTCTCCGGCTTATATGCTTTTATATCTGAAATTGTAACCGGTTCATAACCCCATGCATGGTCAATCAAAAGCTCTGTATTTTTACCAAACATTCTACGCAGCAAGTCTTCATTATAATAATCTGACTCTTTTCCAAGAGAACATCTTGCGATATCGCCCATTGTATATAGTCCTACAGATTCTAATTTTTTAATATACCCTCTACCTACTCGCCAAAAATCAGTCAATGGTTTATGTTCCCATAGCTTCTCTCGATATGACTTTTCATCCAATTCTGCAATTCTCACACCATTTTCATCTGCAGGTATATGTTTGGCAACAATATCCATTGCTATTTTACAAAGATACAAATTAGTTCCTATTCCTGCGGTTGCAGTAATTCCAGTTGTATTCAAGACATCCAATATCATCTTCTGTGCAAGTTCTTTTGCGGATAATCCATACGTATTCAAATAAGAAGTCACATCCATAAATACTTCATCAATAGAATATACATGGATATCTTCAGGAGCAACATATTTCAAATAGATATTATAAATCCTTGTGCTATATTTCATATAAAAAGCCATACGTGGTGGAGCCACAATATAATCAACTTTTAAATCCGGATTTGTATCAAGAATTTTTTTACTATATGACTGTCCGGGAAACTCATTCTTTTTCAATCGATATAATCTTGTTACATTAATTTCTTGCACCCGCTGCACAACCTCAAATAATCTTGGTCTTCCAGATATACCATATGATTTCAAAGACGGCGTTACTGCAAGACAAATTGTTTTCTCTGTACGACTGTTGTCTGCAACAACTAAATTCGTATCCATTGGATCCAAGCCACGTTCTATACACTCCACTGACGCGTAAAAACTTTTTAGATCAATCGCAATATATGACTTATTATTCATGCAGCACACCTCCTACTATATGTATCATAACAAAAAATTTAAAATTTATCCATATAAAATCGAAAGTATGTTTGCTTTGTTATGTGTCTGTATCAAATAAAACAAAAAGAGCAGATTAGAATTCTAATGAACTCTTCTGCTCTTTCTGTTTTTAGCAACTATAAAATAAATTATAATTACTATTTATTACTACTCTAAAACACCTACAATTTACAATTATAATACTATACTTTCATATTTTTATCAAGATATTTTTACATATTTCGACAAAATCCCCTTTTTTTCTAAAAACACATCAAATTAATTAGAATGTACTACCGCTATATTTAAAACTCAATTCTACAATGCAACATTATCTTTAATGGTTTATACATTTTTGAATGAAAAATTTGCGGATCAGGAAGATCAAATTCTTGATCCACTCCTAAATCTGTTTCTCTAAGTACAGTCCCTACAACCTTCATTGACATTCCATTTTCTTCAGCTAATTTATTTATATGATGAACATAGCCATCATAATATCCGATTCCTTCAAATTTAAATTGTACTTTTGTTTCTATCATTCTGTTTTCAGAAAATGACAAATCCTCTACAATAGGACGAGAAAATTTATTTAAATAACATTCCTCATAGAAAGAAATAATCCTTTTGCCATCTTCTGTAATATACTTACCCTCTTTTGCCTTTTCTTTTATATCGCTTTTAACTTCCATGAAATCATATTCAGCAAACTTCATACCATATTGATAATCATCTTGATACTTTTCTGTAGCAGCTTCCTCCGGTGTTTTTGATATTTCATTTAATTCATCCAAAAAACTCATAGTACTACTCTCCTATTCCTTTTGATATTTACATAGTAGCACAATACTATGAATTTTTATAGAAATTTTTAAATCGTTAAGAGAATTAAAGTATGAAACAAAGAAACCGTTCAAATATTTTTAATAATAAAGGGAGAAATGATATGAGCAAATTGTAAATAATGATTTAAGAAAATAAGGATTTAATGAAGAAGCATAAAAGAAATTATAAAAAATTTTTCTATTTCAATTTAAATTGTATCTTTGCGTCAGCAAAGACTTTGCGAAGCAAAGTGAAACGGAGACACGAAGAAAGGGTCGCTTGCGGCTCTTTCTGAAGTGGATCCAACATTACCTAGATCTCTCTATATATAAGGAATTACGAATTTATATCAAAAAAATTATTTATAAAGAGAGAATTATTAACTGGGGGAAGGAAGACCAAATTCATAAGTCTTACTACGCACCTTGTTCGCCAAGGCTCACAATCTGCTAGTGCGACTAAATGAATTATGCTCTTTTTTGCACTTCCCCCAGACCCCCTTCGCGCACTATAAAATGGATAAAAAATTCAATTAAAATCTCTCTAAACCCTTATAAACACTGGGTTTTTGACGAAAAACATCCTTTAAAGTCTCCCTATATTATATATATATTAGGGAGAAATGAAAGGATGCGAAATCTCTCTAAACCCTTATAAACACTGGGAAAATTGGCATTTTAGGTGTGCAAAAAACGATAAAAAACTAATTTAAGGAGAAAACACGTGAACAAATTAAATATCAAAAAAGGGAAAATTACAGAAAAAAAATTAGTAGAGCTATATGGGAGTGATGCGCAGAAAAAATCATATAAAGAAAATGGACGTTTTATAAGTAACTATAAAAAGACTTTACTTACAAAAATGTCTCGATATTGTAACATTGAAGATTTAGGTGGCAGAACATATAGAATCAAAAAAGTATATGACTATCCTCTTCCATCAAATTTCAATAAGATGACAAAATCATTATATCAATATATTGTTCCTCTTCTACTTACTAACTTAATTAATGGTCACGACGAAAATAACAAAATAGATATAACAGTTGGAAAATGGGCGAGAGAAATTAATATGGTAAATAAAAATTATAATCTTGTTAAATACAACAGAGAAGATACGAGTAAAGAAACGCAGTGTTCTTTAGATACTATAAATGAATTTTATGACAAAGCTGATGACATGATTGAATGGTACATAACAAATGCACTTGATTATTTAAAATCTGCAGGATTAGTTATCTGGAGAGAGGTTTATAGAGTAAACGAAGAAATATCAAGCGGCAAAAATATTATTGATGAAAACGGGAATATACACGTTGATATTTCTATTGATAGTCATCAAGCATCTGAAGATGAAATGAACTACTACTCTCATTGTGTTTCAATTGCTGATAAAGCAGCAAAAATAGAAAATGCTGGAGAACGATATTATAGTAAAAAATCAAAATTATTTGGAGAAGTATTAAAGAAAGAACTATATAAAAAGAAAATCAAATGTGTTTTCAAAACATATGAAGCATATTATGTAGATCTTGACAAATGCAATTTTATATTAAAACAGTTTGGTAAATTCAAAATGAATAATTTAATAAGTGAATTCAATAAAGAGTTTACAGATTTATTGGTTGGAAATGCGGGAAAAAGGTTTGATAAAAATCCGGATAAATATTTTTCTTATGCAGAAAAGGATGATTACAGCTTATGTTTTCAAAATTTATGCGAAATAACAATTGATAAAAATACAGAATATCTTGGAAACAGAATAAGAGAAAAAACAATTAATGATGATTATACTCTAAAAATCACATCATCAAGGAAAGGAAAATAGACATATGAATTTTAATAAACAACAAGAAGAAACTATTAATACAATAGAAGGAAACGTGGCGGTTATTGCCACAGCAGGTTCCGGTAAAACAACTGTTCTTACCCATAGAATTAAAAAAATGGTTGAAGAACATAATATATTACCATCTTCTATCCTGGCAATTACTTTTAGCAAAAAAGCAAAAGAAAATATAAACGAAAAACTAATGGAACTTAATATATCGAATGTATCTGTAGAGACTTTTCATTCATTTGCTTTGAAGATTATCTCCTCTGTGTATGGAATCAAAAAATTTAAAATATGGACAACACCATGGGAAAAAGAAAAAACAATAAAATGGATTTGTAGTGACTCTTTATTACTTTGCGATTCTGATAATGTCCCATACAACGAAATTACATCGTTTATTGCGTTGCAGAAAAATAACATGAAAACCCCAAATGATGATTTAATTTACACTCCGGATCCCCCATTTAAAGAAGAGGATATGAAACAAATATATAAAACTTATGAAGAGTATAAAGAAATCAATTCACTTATTGAGTTTGATGATTTTTTGAACATGGCAAATAAAATTTTTGATACTGATTATTATACTTTAGAAAAGTATCGAAATATTTTTCAGTATATATTAGTTGATGAATTTCAGGATATTTCAATTTCTCAAGCATTACTTTTAAGAAAATTAAACACAAAAAACACAATGATCGTCGGAGATCCTCTTCAGGCTATTTATTCATTTAGAGGTGGTGATAGCAGATTTATTCTAAATTTTGATACTGATTATAAAGATGTAAAAGTTATTAATCTAAATACAAATTATAGATGTAGCAAAGATATTGTATTTACAGCAAATAAACTTGCGTTAAGTATTCCTGATTCTCAACACAAAAATTATGTAGAGAGTATTTCAAATAAAGAAAATTTTCAAATTCCTGAGTTAAGACATTTCCCTGATGATTATGAAGAATGTTTATGGGTTGCATCAAAAATAGGAGAATTAAAATTTAAAGGATACGATTACAACGACATTGCCATCCTCGCCAGAACAAATGCTCAATTACAAAAACTAGAGTCAACGCTGCATGATGAAGATATAGCATTTGAAATTGTTGATGGTAAAACTTTTACAGAATTACCAGAGATCAAATTGATAATTTCTTACTTTAAACTTGCGTTAAACACAAATGATAATGAATCGTTTTCTTATCTATACAATAAACCAAATCGATGGTTAGATAAAAAATTTTTAAAAGAAGTAACAGATAACAGTTTTAAAAGAAATATATCATTATACAATTCAATGTTCACGATTGACAGGAGAAATTGGAGATTCAAAAAAGGTATCGATGAAATCATTGAAGTAATAAATTATTTACAAAACAATCAGAATTCCAACATTTCAGATTTGGTAAGATTTTTGAGAAACAGATTAGACATTGATAAATTTGTTACAAAAGGAAAGCAATCAGATGATGGAAGTTATATTGAACAAATCGACAACCTTAACAGTTTTGAAAATATTTGTTCCAAATACTCTTCCATTAAAGAATTTGTTTCATACATAGATGAGTTAAATACAGAAATGGAGAATAAAGATAATGATAAAGTCAAATTACTTACAATTCATAAGTCAAAAGGTATGGAATATCCTGTCGTGTTTATCATTGGATGCAATGAAGAAATCCTGCCACACTATAAGAATGAAAATGTTGATGATGAACGTAGGTTATTCTATGTCGCAATTACAAGAGCCGAAAAAGAATTATATCTATCATATGTTGATTTATATAATGGTCAAACAAAATTGATAAGCTCTTTTATTAAAGATGTTGAAAATACAATTAAAATTATAAAAAACGAAAAAATAAGTGGTGAATAATAAGTAATCCTACTTTATGTATTTTGTTTCTAAATGGTGAATTAAAATATGTCCCACATTCAATAAACATCATTTAGGAATTTGTAACTTGAAAATCAAATTTCATTTCATTTAAAGAAAGGAGTTATATGAATGAAAACATAATTATATTTTCTATCACATTAGAATTGCAGCGAAGATATCCCTAGAAAATATCTTCCATCGCACAAGTTTTTGTGGATGTTTCATCCACGGTTGGTTTGGATTATTGCGGTAAGTCAGAATCTAACGTTCCAGACTGCTGCTCTGATCCAAAAGAAATGATGCAATTAGTTAATAGTCAAATTTAAATAAAGAGAATAAATATATGAAACTTATAGTCATCACTCAATTAAAGGAGCGAGTCCAATGACAAACAAAAATTATGAAAACAGAGGAGATTTAATTTATGAAAACAAGTACATATGTAACACCAGGAAGCCATAATCTTCAGATTCCAAATCGGAGCGAATTTCACAAGTATCTAATTGAAAACATTACAGTTGGTGATTTTAGTACAGGTGGTTGTGCAGATGGTGGAACAAAAATTAAGAAAATTGCACACGCAATCAATTGGTCAAAGGCTATGCATAATAAATACTATATTAAGAAATTTTCAGAAGAAAATAAAAAATAAGTTTAACTACATAAGAATGAGGTGAGTAAAATTAGTAAATACGGAATTAAGATTAAAAATATAAAAGCAGGTATGATTTATGATGTAAATATTGGAGTGAGAGACTATTTCACTTACACTGAAGCGATGTTAAATAATAGCTTGTTTAGCTATCACCTTAAGAAAAATGGTATAAAAATTTATAAAAAACCAAAGTCTGATAAAGAATCTACGCGTGATATAATATGTTTAGACTTTGATTTTGGAAGTCGTTCTTACGAAGAAGAGAAAAAAAGACTCGAAAAATTAGAAAACAATGCAACGACAATAGATGATAAAAATAAAATAAAATATTTACTAAAAGAAATAGGGAAAAAAGAAAAACTATACAATGGTAAAAATAGAGATAAAATCAGAGAAGATTTTTATCAGAATGGAGTAGATATTTCATATAGACACACCGATAAAAAAACAAAAAAAGAAGTTGTTGAAACAATACATTATCTTATGCTATTTAGAACGAGTGCAAAAGCTAAAGTTGGACAAGTTATTTTTATAAATGAAAACTTATATGATGATGCATACGATTGGCTTACAATCGGATTAGGAAAAAAAATGTCTTATGATAACGCAAAAATAGTTGAGATGTCTGCTTATGCACCACTTACCACATCTACTATTGTTGGAACATTAAAAATTCCGGTAGAAGACATTTTAATATTAAAAGATCAGGATTCATTTTTTTCTACATTTACGAGTGTAGTAAAAGCTGAAGAGTATATTGATAGTTCTGGAAACAAAAAGAAAAAATGTATTGTTGAATCAGAAGAAAGAGAAGTTAAAAACACACTATGGGATGGTATGGGTATTATTGAATCATCAATTTTGCCGGGATGGATAAATGGGATGGCTTTATTACGAAATCATTTATTTAAGATGTGCGGTTTTAAAGGACATGTACAATTATTCTTTAAAGATTGGTGCAAAAAAAATAATCATGACTATAATACATATCAAGTTGAAGATATGTTTGGATGTAAACATTATTTAAAAGACATCAAGATTATCACAACAGATAATTCTATAAAGTGGAAAAAATTTATTGATATTATGGGCGGAACATTATCTTCTGCTTATGAATATTGGTGTGATAAAATTCGCGAAGATGGCAACATATGGGGAGTTGTAAAAACAGATCATCAAAGTAAATTTGAAAACTCGCAGCAGTTAAGTTATCAAATGATAAACACTCTTCCGTGCACTAAAGAAGACGTGTATGACATCGCATCAGATACAGTTAAATATATCGAAACATTGAAAACAGATAATGTTGAATTTGAAAAGTTTTTACGAAAATATGCAAATGAAATAAACCATTATCAAATGTTGGCTGATTTATACAGACATAATCCTGATTTCGCCAATTGTGGATGGTTCAGAAATGAAAAGAAAAAAATTATTTTTGAATATGTTAACAGAATGAGAAAAGGCAAAATATTAGTAAATGGAGATAATTTGACTGTCTGTGGAAATCCTTATGCTCTTCTACTCTATTCAGTAGGTGAAAATTGGGAAGAAGATCCTACATTTTCAAAAGAAGAAAATAGTATTCAATGTTATACAAGAAGATTTAGTAACGATGAATATCTATGCGGTTTTAGGAATCCACATAATTCACCGAATAATGTATGTCACTTTCATAATGTATATAGTCAGGAAATGTCTAGATATTTTGATTTTAGCAAAAATATTATGGCTGTAAATTGTATAGGAACTGATGTCCAAGATAGAATGAACGGGGAAGATTTCGATTCAGATTTTAATCTAGTCACTAATAATCCAGTGATGGTTAAATATGCCGAAATTTGTTATAGAGATTTTCCAACCATTGTTAATGATCTCAAAGAAAGCGGAATCACATACAAGAATACATTATTAGAATATGCACGTATGGATAATAAATTTTCTAAATCCAGAATTGGCATTGGCTATTCCAGTAATCTTGCACAATTAGCCTTGACTTATTATTGGACAGAGTTGCAAAAGGATAATCCTAATGAAGAACGATTGCATGAGTTATATGATAATTTTGTGATTTTATCTGTTCTTGCTCAAGTTATAATTGATGGATGTAAAAGGGAATACGAAATTGATGGAATGAAAGAAATCGACAGGATCAGCAAAATGCCATGTATGAAATTAACAAAGCAAGTAGTTGATGAAAACGGTAGAATTAAAAGTGTTAAATTTGATTTTCCGAAGTTTATGAAATATACAAGAGCTATAAAAACAACAAAAAACGGGAAAGAAATTCCACAAAAGGAAATACACGAAAAAAAAGTGAAATTGAAAAATAGAATCAACCCATCTCTTGTTTGCCCTATGAATTGGTTAGAGGAATGCTTAGACACTATCAAACCTGCGGCAAATTCACACTCAACCCCTATTAGTGATTTTTTTATAAAAATGCCTGGCAAACCTAATAACAGACAAATGACAAAAATTAGGAGTCTTATTGAAGAATATGACTTATTTGTTAAAAATTTACATATAACAAATGACGATGACGATATAATAATCGAAGAAATGATTTCTAAATCCGAAAAATTATTAGACAGCCTATGCAAAATTAAAGTTGGAAATATAGTAACTATAAATAGAATGATAGAGGTGGCTCTAGGTCTCGATAAAGGAATCGGAAATGGATCCAAAACGAAGAACATAAACTTAAAATATTCAAGAAAAATTTTAAATTATTTACACAAAATGGACAAAGATAAATTTTTATTGAATTTTAAACCAAAACAAATTTAGTGTTTATGCACAAAAATTGCCGAATTATTTTGTCAAAAGTTACTAAACCCCTTGTAAATAGTGGGTTTTCAAGAAATCAACTTCGTCCGTAATATGGAAGGATGAGAGTTTTGCTTATATTCAAAATTCTTGAGATGAAATCAAGACTCTTAAGACGACAAACGCTATTGCCAAAGCGTTTAATAAATATGGAGATATATCTATAATAAAGCCCCTATTGAAAGGGGCTTGGGCTTTGCCCAATATAAGCACTTGCTTATAAATACAAATAACTCAGTGCAGATTGGCTTGTCACCATGCTGAGAATATATGAATAGTGAGTTGCGGTATAATACGATAGTTTTATACTGCAGCTTCTGGAATGATGTGAATCATAAACAGAAAGACGGAAACCGTCAAAACTAAATATATGTACAATAATATATTGCCGTAAAACGCAATTGCCAGATCGCTGACATAATAGACGACTCCAGTGGAGTAATAATCGTGATGCCTGTATCGGTGGAATGTTACAGAGAGATAAGTAGCGAAAATCCAAATAAGTCAGTTGCGTCGTTGATCGGAAGAAATTCCAGTATAAGATCTGTCGAATGTACGAGTAGCCCAAAGTGACGTGAGATTAATACATAAAGAACAAAAAAATTAAATCTTATTATGAATTTTCTTAATACGCTGAATGACATGGGTGAAAGTTTCTCGTAATCAGTCGAGGCTACAATTGCTGTTTATCAGATGTAAAGGAAGTCTAAGGGTAGCTCCCTTATTCTCAGCCCTTTACAAGTAGTGGCGGAATATTATGACGATATATTTGAGTAGGAAGAAGTTCCATTTGTATTTATAATCAAGTGCTTATGCGCGCACTTGACGATTTCTAATCTCCTTTTCAGTTAGTAATAGCATTGCTGTTCTGGTAGTGCTGTTGCTAACATCTTAGGAGTATTTTAGCCCCATCGCCAAGCGGTAAGGCACAGGACTTTGACTCCTGCATTCAGTAGTTCGAATCTACTTGGGGCTGCTATCATCCGAAGTGTTGCGCTGACCGTCAATCAGTGGCGCATAAAAACCTATCCCAGTATAAATCCAGGTGACACTGGCTTATATGAAGATACGCTCTAGGTTTACTACGTTTTATATAACTATTCACATAACAATTATTTTGTCGTCCTTGTGGATGGGTGTTTTGGACGAGCAAACAATAAGCTGCATTAATCCTCTGTGGTAAGGGGTCGATCTTGAAAAATCGATAGTAGCCACTTATGCGGTGTCTAAGTTCAAATCTTAGGTGCAGCGTTATATGCAGGCGAGTGGAACGGATTACTACGTCAGACCCATAATCTGAAAATACTGGGTTCGACTCCCAGGCTCTGCAATACTCTCCCACTGTGGAGAAATATACAACGAAAGGAATGTTTTATCATAGTTCTTATTACAGACAAAGAATGTAAATTTTTGTTAATCAAAGGATGGAAATGGAGAGATCATATTCATCGCACTGTATCCGGAGCAAACAAAAAATATGCAACAGAAAATTATCGATTGATGCAAGATTTAGAAAATTTTAGATCACAGTCGATTAAAGAAACAATTCAGATTAAAAAACGTAAAAAATAACTAGAATTAAACTAGAGGAAAGGTGGTTCACCTTATTGGAATGCACATTATTCCTTGATACGAATGCATTACTTAGTCTCGGCGAAAATGCATTTAAAGAAAAATTTATTATTGCACAAAAGACACTTGAAGAGATCGAGAATATCAAAGTGTCTAATTCTAAAGATGGAGAAGTAAAATACAAAGCCAGACAAATTTCAAGACTATTGGATAAACATGATGGCGAATATGATGTGGTTTTATACTCTCCAAAAATTAAAGAAATAATTGATAGTTATTTCTTATCTGAAACGCCAGACAACATTATCTTGGCTTCTGCTTATTATTACAATTCAAATGTATCGGAAGTACTTGTATGTTCTGATGATTTAAATTGCAAATTCATATCTCGTAATATTTTTGGACTTCCTACAAAGGGAGTTTCGGATATTAACCTTGTCAAAAATCTTGACGAATATCTTGGATATAAAGAATTAACATTGTCTGATGAAGAAATGAGTTACTTCTATTGTCATACAAATGAAAACATTTATGATTGTATTTTGAACGAATATCTCATTATTAAAAAATCAGATGGAGAAGTTGTTGATTATAGAAAGTGGGACGGTTTTGAATATAAAGCTGTATGTGAAAAAACAGTTCGCTCTACTATTTTTGGAGATAAAATTAGACCGAAAGATTCATATCAAGCCTGTGCTATTGATTCAATTTTTTCAAATACAATGACAGCTATTACCGGACATGCAGGTAGCGGGAAATCATTGATATCACTAATATCTATGATGAGTCTTATTGAAAATGGAGAATATGATAGAGTGATCATTATGTTTAACCCTAATAAAGCAAAGGGTGCTGCAGATATGGGTTTCTATTGTGGTAATGCTACTGAAAAGGCACTTCAAAATTCTATAGGTTCCATGTTAACTACAAAATTTGGTGATAGATTTGCTGTTGAAATGTTGTTGCAGCAAGATAAAATTCGATTAGTATCTATGGCAGATGTACGAGGAATGGAAGTAAGGGATAATGAAATTTTATACATTAGTGAAGCGCAGAATACATCAATCGAATTATTAAAGTTGTGTTTATCAAGAGCAAGTAGCGGATGTAAAATTGTTATCGAAGGTGATTATGATAGCCAGGTTGATTCTTATTTATTTGAAGGAAATTCAAATGGTTTTAAACGCGCAATTGATGTGCTTCAAGGTGAATCAGAATTTGGATATGTACATCTTCCGAATGTTTGGAGAAGTAAAATTGCAATGTTAGTGGATAAATTATAGAGAGGATGTTTGTTATAAAAGCTAAACCTATTTTTAATAGTTTTAATATAAATAACAAAACATTAAACCTTGGAACGTTTGCTAAAATTGAAGATGCAATTGAAGCGAGAAAATCAGCAGAAGTAAAATATTTTGGTGAATTTAGATTTGATATGTCCAACAAAGATATTATAAATGAAGCTAATCTGGAAGATCATTTAATTTATAAAAAATGCAGTTAATTGCAAATTCGAGTCTAAAAATTACAATTTAAATTTTATATTGCAGGTAACGCATATGAAAAAAATAAAACATTATTATCATATATATTAGGTGCATGTACAATCGTAATATTTCTTCCAATTGTAGAAGAAATAGTTAATGTAATTCTGTCTTGGATTGAATATCTGAAAATTCTTCCGGGAAAACTTGTTATAAAAGGCAATGCAGAATTACAAGAGTTGCAGTCGGATTTTGAGGTTGAATCGACAGATACATGCGCTATCGGGTTTCATTATGAACCAGAAACTGAAGAATATTATGACGAGGAAGAGTAGTCTAATACTGCTCTTCTATTTTTAGTTTAAAGGAGATAATTAGAAATGATTAAAATTACAAAAACAAAAGAAAAATTAACGCCGGCAAAACAGAATATCCAATTAGATGGTATTTATGTAAAAGATCTAAAATTTGTAGATGAAACAGGTGATATTACACAGCAAGTTATTGAAGCTCTTCCGGAAGGAACGGAACAGGTTGGATTTAAAATCACTGTGGAATTACCACTGGACTCTGAAGAAGAATAGAGAGTAGGTGGACGATATAGTACATAACTATAAAAGATTTGATGGTGAAAGTGATGATGAACTCATCCTGAGAATCTGTAATGATAAAGAAAATATCGGTACATGGAATGATGTTGCTGCAGTTCTAAACTCTCTTCTTGACTGTAACTACACTGAATCGGCATATAGAAAGAAAGTACAGTATTTCCGAAAGGTTCTTGATGCTAATCAGTCTAAATTCACAGACGGTGCAGCACAATTAAAAGAACTAAAGGAAGAGCGTATTCTTTTAGAGAAAGAACGTGTCAAAACTCGTGATGAACGAAATGAGTATCGTAGATTGATTCGTGAAGAAGCACGTAAGGAATCTTATAAAGAACAGATTTTAAGATCCATTTCAGAATATCACGGACAACCATTAGATTATGATAAAAGAAAACAGTTTAATGGAATTTTAAAATCAGATAATGATTTAGTAATTTCTGTAACAGATATTCATGCAGGAATTGAAATTGATAACTGGTTTAATAAATACAATACAGAAGTTATGTATGATAGATTTAGACAGTACCTGGATAAAATTTTTGAAGTCTATTTACGGCACGGTTCTGAAAATATCTATGTAATTATAAGTGAGTTGGTCTCAGGATTGATTCACAACTCACTTCGGATTGAAAGTAATCAAAATCTAATTGAGCAATTCTTATCCGTATCGGATTGTATTTCACAATTTTTATCTGAACTTAGTTATAAATTTAATGAAGTTCATGTTTATGTTTGTCCTGGAAATCATTCTAGGTTACATGCAAAAAAGGAAGAATCTTTAAAAGGTGAAAATATGGACTGTCTTGCTATTCCATTTTTGCAAGCAAAATTGCAGAACTTTAAGAATATCGAATTTCACGAAAATAAAATTGATGAATCAATTGCAATGTTTTCTGTTAGAGGAACGAAAATTTTTGGAGTCCATGGAGACAAAGATGACCCTAAAACGGTTGTGCAGAAACTATCGCTTATGACACAAATACGTCCAAATATTTTATATATGGGTCATCGTCATGTAAATGCGATGTCTACTGTTTATAATGTGAAAATTTTACAATCAGGTTGTATTTCTGGAACAGATAACTATTGCTTGGATAACCGATTGCAAAATAAACCAGAACAATTAATTTCAGTTATTAATAATGATGGATTAGATTGTGTGTACGATGTTAGGTTTCACTAGAGGAGATTGTTATGGAATATAAAGACGGATTACCAGTATTAAACTTTGAAGAACTGGTTTCTTATATCATGGAGGAAAGTCAATATCCCAAAACAGATATTGAGAGAATTCTGGATTTAGAAACAGAATATATGGAAAAAATTGGAATTATTTAGAAAGAAGGATATCGGCTATCTGAAGTGTAGAAAGAACTTTTAACGAGAGAGTTCAATCCGCGGCTCAGGATAAGCAGATTTACAGATTACCTATGTGGCAATCTACGCCAGTGCTCACGTACATGTTCCCACTTATTAAAGCGGAATCTGTCGTATGCACTAACATGTACAGGAGTTTCTATAGAATAAAAACTTGCCATACGTATCACCTGCCTTCCAAAATAAACTGCATCATCTTGGAGAACCGATATCCTAGAATGTGGAGAAATCCACGAAATAAATTATAAAAATTTACAAATTAGTTGATAGAAAAGGAGACATTTTAAAAATGACAAGATCAGATTTAATTAAAACAATTGCAGAAAAAGTAGACGGAGTAACACAGGAAAAAGCAAAAGAGATTGTTGCTGTAACTCTTGATTCAATTGCAGATGCGCTTACCGCTGGAGATAAAGTACAGTTCGTCGGATTTGGAAGTTTTGAAGTAAGAGAAAGAGCTGGAAGAACTGGACGAAATCCACAGGATGGAAGCGAAATTTATATTGAGCCATCTAAAAATGTAAAATTCAAAGCAGGAAAAGAATTAAAAGATAAAGTAAACGCTTAAGATTGGCGGTGTGTCTATTTGAAAAAAGAAATGATTAAGAAAACATATGATAATATCTATGAATTATGTGAAGATGTTGTGGATACATATGACGTACTAGAATCAAATTATGACAATAATATTGTTTCTATTATTGCTAAATACGATGAGGCAAGTCTCATTGTTTCGGAATTATGTACAATGGACTTCTCCATTTTTTCATGCGAATTACACGATCCGGAGTTTGCTGGATATACTGATGAATATTTGATTGAGATTATTGAAGATAAAATCTTTTGTGAGCCAGCAAAACGTAACGGTGATTACATTGGTTCTGGCAGTTCTATTGTATATGTATTAGACGACTGCAATTCGAAAGTCATCTCTAAATTTGAAGCAGACTATGCATATGAAGTACATTTGTATGATGAGAATGATGAAGATAATATGGAATATGATTGTGATGGATGTATCTTCTGTGATGAGTGCGACGAGTATGATGAGTATGGTTTTTTGTTGGATGATTGTGTAGATAACAAAGACATGCATGGATTTTCTGCCAGCAAGAGTGATGATTATGGTTATCACTCCGTATCATTTTATTCAACAGAGCGAGTTAATCATGATGATATGATGGATTTACTTCGTATTTTTGGATTATAAATTTTCTGTTATATATGTACATTTCAAAGATCCGTAGGTGTCAAAACTTACGGGTCTATTTTTGTGTTCTCAGTTAGGAGAATAAGAATTAGAAACATCAGCGAAAGGAATGTGTCGGGTAAGCTCCGACCGCGCTGCATGTTCCAATGCAACATTGGATTTTCAGGAGAGATACGGTGGATTAGCTACCTACCGGATAAGTGTAACCTCATTCGCACTTCTCTCCTATTTCTATGGAGTGAGGAGAAATAAAATATTTGAATAAAAGGAAGTGAGATTATTGAGTGAAGAAATTGCAAAGCGTTCAGAGGACATAACTGATGAGATTTGGAATCAGGTTAATGAATTCAATAGAGAAATGGTTCAGGATTATCTTGATAATCAAACTGACCTTTCACTAAAGACTCGTCCGGCGTATCGCTCTGGATTAAGAGTCTTTTTTGTATATGTAAAAGATCACTTGAACAATAAAGATTTTACACAAATAAAGAAAAAAGAATTTCAAAAATATCTTAATTGGTTGACTAATAGAGGTTTATCTGATTCAGCAATTAAATTTAAAAAATCATGTGTAAGTGCATTTTGTAATTATATAATGTTAATGTATGAAGAAGAATATCCTACATTCAGAAATTTTACTGTTGGATTAAAAGTAGTACAAACAGGATATGTTCATGAGAAAAACCCGCTGACACCGGAAGAATATTTAATGCTATGTAAAGAATTAGAAAAACGTGAAGAATGGCAAAAATTAGCATATTTAGTTTTTTCTTATAGCACAGGATGTAGACGAGCTGAGGCACGTCAACTTTTGAAAGAAGTTGTTGAGTATAAACCAAAAGAGAAAGAAACAAAAATTAAAGGTGAAGATGGTGTAGAGCATGTTGCAATTTCTCGCCAATACTTAACACATACAATTAGATGTAAAGGCGCATCGTTGGTTGGAAAACAACGTAAACTAAAATTCGGAGAAGATGCTATGTATTGGTTAAAAAAATGGATTGAAGCGCGAGGAGAAGATGAATGTCCTTATATGTTTGTTGTAAAACAAAGAAATGGAGAAACTCGTCAAGTTGGCGAGAATACGTTTAATGATTGGTGTAGTGGACTATTTACAGAAATAGTAGGTAGACGCGTACATCCGCACCTGTTTCGAGAAAGTCGCGCAACTAATCTAGTAGTTTACGAAAATAAATCTCCAGAAGTTGCTCAAAAACTTTTAGGACATAACGATGTTAGTACAACTACAAATCATTACATAATCAGAAATGATGATTTTGACGAGTCTGATGAAGCATTCATCTAACCATCTTTAATTTCCCATAATTTACCAGATCAATACTCTTCTATTCTGTGTTATACTGTTTCCGAGAATCATAGCACCGGAGGTTTATAGAATGGAAAGACTGGTAAAAACAGGATACGTCAAAATGATTGCAATTGATGTTCATGATTTGGAGTCAAAAATCTTAGATGAACGGAATACAAATTTTCTGTGTGATATAGAAAATTTTCAGAATAAGTATTCTAATATATCTACAGTAAAATGTGTGTACATACATATGGACGATAATTATGATATCACTTTCTTAGATTATAAGAAAGTCCATCCACATATACATCCATTTGATTATATGAGAGACATCGTCAAAAAGCATGATGGAAAGTTAATCAAGGGAAGTGATTATTTGCGGATCACACACGAAGATGATTATGTAGAATTAATCGAAATAGATTTGAGAGATTAATGGAGAGCTGTGCTGCTCTCCTATTTTTGTATTTGGCTCCATGGTCAAGAGGCTAAGACATCGCCCCTTCACGGAGGTAACACTGGTTCAATTCCAGTTGGAGTCATTATTATATTCCGGCTTTCAAAAGAAATGCCGGTTTCATATCGGCAGAAAATAGAAAAAAGAAAGCGAGGAAAAATAATGGTAACATTACAGAAAATTGGTGGTGACATGAATCGTAATGTATTAGAGATTACTGGATTATCTACAGACGAAAAACCTGTTGAATTTATCGAAACAACATACATTACCAATGGAAGCACATATGAAGAAATTGATACCGGTACAGTGTATAAATATAACGAATCTGGCAAGAAATGGATAGAGCAACCTGCAATTGGTGGTTCAGGCGGAAATATTTCTCTTGATTATACTGCATTAACAAATAAGCCACAAATTTCCGGAATTGAATTAACTGGAAATAAAACCTTGGATGATCTTGGTATTCAGAAAAAAGGTGCTTATATTACAAAAGAAACTGATCCAACTGTACCGGCATGGGCAAAAGCAGAAACAAAACCTACTTATACCGCAGACGAAGTTGGAGCCTTACCAAAAACTACGACTACACTTCCAAATCCTAAAAAGATTAAATTTACAGGTGCAGTTGTTGGTGAATATGATGGTTCCGTTGAGAGAACATTTAATATTCCGACAGGAAGTTCTTATACTCTTCCACAGGCAACTGACAAAATTCTTGGAGGAGTTAAAGCAAAAGCAAAGACAAACGAAACCGTAGAAGTTGCAATTGATACTACAACAGGTAAATTATTCGTTCCGGCTTATCCAACTGGTGCAGGAACTGAACTTGACAAAACACTTGCTGTGGAAGGAAAAGCTGCGGATGCAAAAGCTGTTGGAGATGCACTGAAAACTAAGATTGGATCTGATGCTCTTACTGCATATATGAAGACAGTTGATGCAGATAAGAAATATGCAACAAAAACTGAATTGCCAAAAAAAGGCGTTGCAGTTGCAGACGCAGGAGATGCAGATGTAAAAGATAAACTTAATGCTTTGTTGGCAAGTCTCAGAACTGCTGGGATTATTGCTCAGTAAATATGTATAAAACAGGACGGTGCTACTGCCGTCCTATTATTATGCTTGGATAGTTTAAAGGTAAAACGATTGACTTGTAATCAATTGTTCCCAGTTCAAATCTTGGTCTGAGCTTTCAGAAAATAAAAGTAATACTTTGGTTAAGTTAATGGAGGTGTAATTATAGCTACAAAAAAAGAAATAAAGAAAAAACATTGTTCTTGCTGTGGAAAAGAAAAGCCATTATCTGATTTTTATATGAGTAAATCACCATTACATGCTCTTGATAAAAAAACTCCGATTTGTAAAGATTGCATTATTAAATCAAGTATAGATGAAAATACTAACGAAGTCAGCGAAGAAAAATTCAAAAATATCCTTAGACAAATTGATAAACCATTTTATAAAGACTTATTACAAAGTGCTTTTAATCAATTTAAAAAGGAACATTCTTTTATGTCTGAAGAAGAAGTGCATCATTGCGGAGATTCTATAATACGTCTATATATGAAGAATATTGCTTCTTTAAGACAAGTTTCTTCAAAAAGTTATGAAGAATCTGAAAAAGAAAATTTTATACAAAAACACAGTACCGTCATTCAGAAAACTGAGCGTAGTAAATACAAAAAAGATTTACAAAGTAAAAAAAATGATGAAATAATTATTTCTGAATCTGATGATTTTGAAGTGACACCAGACATGATTGAAATGTTTGGCGAAGGGTTTACAAGGCTAGAATACAAAAAGATGTGCAAAAAATATGACGATATGACTAAAACATATGTCATACAGACAAATCTTCATAAAGAGGCATTGCTTACATATGTACGTTTTAAAGTAAAAGAAGAAATGGCTACATCAAGAGGAGATGTACAAGAGGCACAGAAATGGTATTCTGCTGCACAGGACGCTGCTGAAAAAGCAAAATTGACACCAAGACAGTTGTCCAAGGAAGATTTACAAGGTGGAATCGTAAATTTTAGTGATATATTTTCTGCCGTCGAAGGAGCGAAAGAAAGGATTTCTATATTCCCAGAATTTAAATATCAACCCAAAGATGCTGCCGATTTCATTATATGGTGTTATGTGAACTATGAAAGAAATTTAAACAACATGCCAGAAGTTGAATATAAAGATATTTACGAATTCTATGACAGAAAGAAAACAGAATATATTGAAATGTATGGAGACCCGTATGGTATTTTTTCTGACGATACAACTGAATTAAATAGAGAAACTATTGAAAAATTTATCACTATACCTGCAGATTTTAAGGACGGTGATTAAATGGATGATTACGGATTTAATATCGATAATTGGGAATATTTTTGTAGTTATTCAAGATGGTTCCCTGATTCATTCTTAGATTTAACAAAACCGCCCAAAGGCGGATTAAATTTACATTTAGATCAGCGTATTTATCTAAGAGTAATGTTAAGATTCACGTCTTTTTATGGAGTATTTCCGCGAGGTTATGGAAAAACATTTGACGAAGTGCTTGCGTCCATGTTAGCTTGTATATTTTTTCCAGAAATTTCTATTTCGTTATCTGCTCAAACAAAAGAAAATGCTGCAGATCTTTTAAAAGATAAGTATAATGAAATACTTAGATTTTATCCATTGCTAAAAAATGAAATAGATAAAGCTAATTTTGCTAAAGGAGACGCACTCGTTGTATTCAAAAATGGATCAAGACTGGATAACTTAGCAAACTCACAAACATCGAAGGGGCAACGTAGAAAACGTATTAATATGGAGGAGTCTGCATTAATTGATAATGATACATTTTTGGATGCGCTATTGCCAATTGTTGAAGTGCCTAGAGTTTGTGTTGGAAAATACTCAATAGTTGATCCAGAAGAATTGAATCAGCAAATTAACTTTTTCACTACTGCTGGATTCAAAGGGTCTGATGAATATCAACGGTCTGTTGATATGGTAAAAGATATGATAAATCTTAACGGTAAAATAGTTCTTGGTTCAAGTTTTTGGCTCCCTTGTTGGTATGGAAGAGGCTCAACAAAGAGTCAGATTTTTCAAAAAAAACGTGATATGACAATGATATCATTTGCACAAAACTATGAATCAAAATGGGTTGGAGCTGCTTCAGGGGCGTTAGTGAATATTAATAAACTTATGAATTGTAGGTCTTTGACATCTCCTGTTCTATCATCAAAAAACAAAGAAGATGAATTTTATATTGGCGTAGATGTTGCAAGAAGCCAAAATACAAGCAATAATCAATCATTCATTTCTGTAATAAAAGTCAATAGAACAAAAGACAAGACAAAAATTGTATCAATGGATCTTGTCAATCTTATAAATATTCCAAATATTATGAATTTCACTGCACAAGCATGTGTTATTAAGAAATACAAAAAACTTTATAATGCAAAAAATGTAATTGTTGATGGGAACGGTCTTGGAGCCGGATTGATCGACGAATTGCTTAAAGAAAGTTTCGATCCAATAACCAAAGAATCTTTAGGATGTTGGGACACTATTAATGATGATAATATGCCAGAAGTCCCAGAAATTGCAGAAAAAATTTTATATAATCTAAAAGCACAATCTGCGCAAAGTAAAATTGTTACTAATTTTATTGATGTTGTTGACAGTGGAAAATTTAGAATGTTGGAAAGCAAACAACAATCTGAATTTACAGAAAAGGAATATGACGACTTTGATAATTGTATAGCTCCTTATCTTCAAACCGATTGTTTATTTGAAGAAATTGCAAATCTCAAATTAAAACATTTGTCAAATGGTGGGGTGACTATTGAAAAGGTCGTAAACAAATTAGACAAAGACCGTGTATCTGCAACAATATATGTATTATGGTACATAAATGAATTTTGTCGAGATATATATGCAGTTTCCGATTATGAATTTACGTGTCTTATAAATTAACAGAAAGGAGGAGGACATGTCAGAAATTAATAAAGAGCAATCGGTAGAGATTCAAAACGAGTCCTCTCCTACTGCTGATGAAAATATATATGAATTTAATAGTTATATATCGCCTGTAGATATGTCCAGTTTATTATTCTCATGCGGTATTTATGATTATTTTTCTAAGGAAGAAATCGATTCTATTTTGCGTGACCCTATTGGGAATCACGATGCAGCAATTCGCTTATCTAATTTTGTATATACCAAAAATGGAATCGTGTCTAACTCAGTCGATTATATGACTGCGCTTCCTTGTCTTGATCGTATCTTAATAAGTAAAAATAGGAAAAATACGAAGACCGTTCAGGCAAACAAAGCCTTGATGAAATCCACTCTTGAAAAAATTGACGATAAGCAGTTTGTTAGAAACGCACTGTTTACATGTATGTTGGATGGAATTGCATTCTTCTATTTCGAAACGAAAAAGAAGAATTATGATAAGTCTAAATTCATGACGGACTATGATGTTGAAAATATTGTAGAAATCAATGAAGTTGGAATCAATGCATCTATTATAACACTTCCATGGAGATATACAAAAATAGTTGGAAAGAAAAATGGCAGATATGTTCTTGCATTTAATTTGAGATATTTTGATGACTACACTGGAGACAAGATTGAAAGAAAATTAAGAAAATATCCAGAAGAAATTGTAAAAGCATACAATAGTCGAAAAAATGGTACAACTGGCGGAGACTGGGTTGTACTTGATAACAATCATACAATGTGCAGAAAAATTAAGTGTAAAGATTCTGAACCTTGGGGTCGAAGTTTAATTATCGCTGCACTTGCAGATGTATTATATAAAGATTATTTCACTGACACAAAGAGAAACGTGTTAGATGAAATTAACAATAAAATTATCTATCAAACGTTTCCAGAAGGTAAGGACAAAGGGACAAGTTCGCTTACAAATAAACAACAGGAGCAACAACATGCTACCGTTCGTCAGGCAGTTATGAATAAAAATTCTCGTGGCGGAATTTCATTCTTTAGTGTTGCCGCAGGAACAAAACTTGATTCTATTGATGTGTCTACAGATATTTTTGATAGTAAAAACGAATCTGATTTAAATGACCAGATTTCGCTTGATCTTGGAATATCTTCTGCTTTAATTGGCGCAATGACTACAGGTAATTATGGCGCATCACAAAGTAACTTAGAAATGATTACAGCTCAATTATATACATGGGTATATGAATGGCAGAATGAATTAAATTATGTAATCAATAAAAATATTATCCAAAATGATAAAAATAAGATTGAGATTTACTACTTTCCTACTTCATTCGTAAATAGGAAGAACTTCTTTGAAATGATGTCGAAGTTGTATACGGATTCCGGAGGATCTATGAGTTTTCTCGTTGCTAGTACAGGTGTGGATCCTGACGCATATTTTTCAGTTTTAGATGAAGAAATTGAAAGTGGAGTGTTTGAAAAATATAAACCACATCAAACATCTTGGACAATGAACGGATCTAATTCTGATAATGCTAAAAAACCAGAAACAGATAATCCCACAGAAAATACAATCAAAAGTAGAGAAAGTGGTGGAAACTTAAACCCAAGTCCAAGTGATAATAAATAGTTAAAAGGAAAATTAGTTTTATAGAGATATGTCGAGAACACATGTGACTTTAGTCATGAGAGGTTCAAGTTAAAGATGAAAAATTAAATAAATTGTTAAACGAGTGGTCTGCTAATAAGTAGATCACTTTTATTTTATGTAAACAAAGGAGGATAAATCTTATGTTAAATAATATCCTCGAAATTTCTCAGCGATCTAATAAAAACGGACGTGTTCCAATCAAAATTGCCCTTCTTAAAATTCATGACGATCCAAATGAAACTAACAAAAATGGTATCCATTGGAAAAAGGAATATGTATTAAACGCAATTGATTCAGTTAAAGGAATGCCATTGTGTTGTGAGTTTGCATCAGAAGATAAATCATGCCCTCTCGGACATGGGTTAACAGGAGAAGTTGTGGATTCAAATGGGGTTCATGAACCAGTATTTGAAAACTCTGAAGTCGTCGGAACTTTTGAGAAAGCAGAAATCGAAACAATTAAAGATATCAATGGAGATGAAATAGAGGCTTTGTGTGGGTACGGGTATCTATATTATCAGAGATATCCTAAATTGGTTGATTGGGTGCGAAAGGGATTTGCAGTAGGTGAAGTGTGTACTTCTATTGAAATTATGGGACTAAAAGAAAATGATAACAAAATCATATATGAAGATGGATATAACGAAAATATGAGATCACCCATGATTTATTCATTTTCGGGGTGTGCGCTCTTAAGCATTTCTCCAAGTGACGATGCGGCTGTGGTACTTGAGATTTCGCAGAGAAAAACTACAAACAAGGAGGAAAAGAAAAACATGGAATTCGATAAGAAAGAATTTGAGGAAGTTCTCAAATCTACTCTTGCAGAAATTAACAGTGAAAAGAAATCACACGATGATGAAGTTTCTGAGCTGAACAACAAAATCACAGAACTGAATTCACAGATTGAAGCAAAAGATGTTGATATTGCTGCTAGAGACACACAGATTGCAGAACTGAATGCAAAAGTTGAGCAGATGGAAAAAGACATGAAGAAGAAAGATGATGAAAAAGAGGATCTCGAAAAAGAGGTAACAAAAGCAAAAGCATCTGAAAAACTTTCTGAGGTCGAGGCTGCTCTGAAAGACTTTAGCGATGAAGAAAAAGAAGTTGCTAAAGAGGACATTAAAAAATTAAAAGATGAAATTAATGCATGTAAAAAGAAATCAGAGTTAAATAATGTCACATCTGAAATCAATTCTATTAAATCTAAAATCTGCATGGAAATTGTTGCAAAACAGAAACAGGCAGAATCTGAAGCTCGTATTTCTGAGCAGAATTCAGAAGAAGTAAAAATTGAAGATATTTTCTCAGAAGTATGCAGCGAGAAATATGTCGATGATGACGAAGATGTAAACATTTTTTAAGAGGAGGACGAATTAGATGATTAAATTCAGAAGAATTTCTCAGATCGAGAAATTATACCCATTTATGGATGCAGTTATTGATAAAGATGCACTGAATGGAGATTTTGGTGCAGTCACATCTGGAAAGTTTGCTCCAAAAGCAGACGCAAAACAGGCGATTATGCAGGTCGAAGTTGGTGATGATATGGACATGCCAGAATATAAAATTCCTGCTGGATCTCATGTAAGAGTCGTAGACTTTGAAAAACTTGAGGGACAGGAAATCGAAGTATACGGCGCTCAGTTACCAGCAACTTTTGCAAAAGGAAATAAACTGAAATCTGATGCAACAGGAAAATTAATTACAGGTGCTAGTGTAGCTCCTTATTTTGAAGTAACTGAGATTATTGGAAACAAAATTGGTCTTGTTGCCAAAGTTGTTACAAAACAAGGCTAATTGAAGGAGGGTATATAAATGAGTTATACATTTGAGTTAAATAACGAACGTAGAGATGCTTCTTTTGTAAGTGGAAAAATTAATGCCAATTCTCCAGTTGTAGAAGTATTCTCTGCTATGACAGATGGTAAAGAATTAGCAAAGTTTGGTAAAAAGGGAGATGCTGCAGCTAAATATATTAAAGAATTGAACAGCAGAGCTGCGACAAATGATCAAGTAGCAATTTCTGAAATCAATGAACTGAGACGTTTCAAAATGCAGCCAGTACTTATGCAGGAAATCAAACTGCTTGGAATTTATGGAAATTACAAACCAATCGGATACAATGAATCTTGTGAAGTAGAAATCACAGAGTATGTAAATACTGGTGCTGAAATTCAGGCTGCTGGTCAGGATGTAAAATTCCCAGCAATCAGAAAAAGACGTGTACCGATTGCAACAACTACTATTTCTGGTGGTTATGCAGTTGACTACAGAAAAGCAGCACTTGGAGATATGAGTGATGAGAATGAACTTCAGGAACAGGTTCGTGTAGACATCCGAAATAAAGCTGCTAAATATGTAATCGACACTACATATAAAGCAATTAAAGATGCAAAAGGTGTGAAATATTTCTTTGAAGGAGCAGGACTTACAAAGACAGGTGTCGATGGAGTTATTGCAAATGTAAGACGTTTTGGTAAACCAACAATCTCTGGTGACTATGCTATGATTGCACAGTTTAATGGATTCGCTGGATATGAGGGAACAACACCGACTGTAAACGGAATCTCTCGTACAATCATGGATGAGATTCATAATACAGGACTGATGGGCGTATACAATGGAGCCACTCTTGCAGAGATTCCAAATCCGTATGATCTGACAACTCTGAATAAAGATGGTACAAACTTTGAGACAATGTTACCGGCTGGACTTGCATTTGTAATTCCGCAGGGTGGACAGTCTCCAATTCATACTGTAACAAGAGGTGGACTAACATCATTCTCTGGAAACGATGTTACAACAGGAATGCAATTATCCAGATTTGACATGGAGTTTGGTTGTCTTGTAGTACCTGGAAGAGAATATGAAGTGGGTATGCTTCATGATCAGAACCTTGATTCTCTTGGAAAATAATTTCAAGTAAATCTAAGATAGTTTTCGCATTATTTTAAATGTGGAAACTATCTTATTTTAGTTTAAAGGAGAAAACAATTAAATATGAATGAATATTTCTATTGTTATTCAAAAAAATTATCATACTTTATTATGGCATATGATATTCCATATGTTTCAAAATCTGTAAACAAGAAAAATGGTATGCCATATCATACATTCAAGAAGTCAGAACGACTGGATAAAGTAATTGCATTATATAAAGAAATTATACATACTGTTTAAAAATAATTAGTTGATAAAATTACATTAATTGCTATGGAGGAAACAGAAAATGATTGAAGACAAAAACACAGTACAGGAATTAAATCTTGAGCAGAAAGTAACTATTAAAAGTATCGCAAATTGGACAACAGGTTTCAAGAGAATTGAAACAAATGGCGATGTAACAATTCCTGCAAATGGGACAGTTCGCTTACAAAGAAGTGAAATTATTACACAGATTCAGAACGGTAATAGATTATTGACAGGAATAGACGACAGAGGTTCTCATGCAACACTTTATGTTGATGATAAGCCAACAAGAATTGAAGTTGATTTTGAGAGTGAAGATGGAAAACAGGTGCAAAATATTCTTACAGTAGATGCTGTCAAGAAATTGTTTGAATACAAAACCTTAAAGACATTCGAAGAGAAACTGAAGGATCTTGTCGTTACACGCGCCGAAAAATTTGCAATTTTAGAAATTATTAAAAGAGAAAAACTTAACGATTTTGAAAAAATTAGAATCGTAGAAAATTACGTAGAACATAAGATTTAGGAGTGATTTGAATGGGTAATACAACAGCTAACGAAGTGATACAATCATTTGAGTCTTCTTTTGCAGATAAAACAGTATTGCCTTTATCACTAGAAATGGAATGGTTTAAGAAGGCAATTGGAAGGTATTCTGCAGAATTAAGTGATTTACATTTTGACGTGGAATTAAATCAATTTGATTCTGAATTGGATAGATATGTTATTGATACTTTGGCAGAATTTATGAAACAATCATATCAAGAACGTCAGTATTCTAAAGTCAATAAACGAATCAGCATAACCGGAAAAGATATTGGAATTGATGGGTCTAACGGATCTAAAACTGCAACAAAAGCGGAACTTGATTACGTCGCAGAAAAGGCAAATACGATGGTTGGAAACCAGAAAGTAACTGCTTTTATTTAGGAGGACGCGATATGCAAGAATGGTATTTATTAAGTCAGAACACTCGTCCAAATGTAACCGGTGGATTTGAGAATGACATGTTTGTAGAAAACAAGGATGATGCTTTTGCGGAATCGTTAGAAACTGATATTGCGGTTTCTGTTATTCTTTATAATAGCGATTTGAGCAAAGGTAAAAACATTCGTTGCATCGTACAAGGAAATACAGCAGATACACAATTGAAGTCACTGGAAAGAACAGTACTTTTTTCTATAGGAACTGTAAAAGCTGGAATGTATGTATTTTTTGAAAATAGGTATTGGCTGATAAATGGCTATCCGGGAAATAACGGAATATACGAAAAAGCTACAATGGTATTGTGTCAATATTTACTGCGATGGCAAAATTCTGAAGGAAAGATTATTGAGCGTTGGTGCAACGCTGTTTCAGCCAGTAAATATGATGTAGGTGAAAATGGGAATTATACGATTACGCTTTCATCTAATACATATACGATTCTCACACCGGGAGATTCTGAATGTCTAAACTTGGATAGAAAAAGAGTATTTATTGACAAAAGAAAAATAAATCCGGAAAAAGTGTTTAAAATGACGAGAACAGACGATATCTTATATGATTATGGAGATGAATATCATGGGAGTGTTTTAAGTTTTATTGCAGATAAGACAGAATTAAATCTTAAAACAGACAGTCAGGAACTTGGCATTTGTGACTATATAGATATTGATCATTCAGAACATGACAATGATAAAGGAACTGTTTTTGCTAAAATTATCGGAAGTGATTCTATAAAGATTAATAGAAAAAGAACATATTATGTTAAATTTTACAGCGACGAGAGTTGTACTGAAGAAATTGAATGTACTAATTATACTTGGCATGTATCTGATGATATCCAGGTAAAAAAAACAATCTACGAAAATTCAATTGAAATACTAATATCTGATGAACAGTATATCGGAAAAATTTTATCTCTGAAAATCATTTCTAACTCACATCCAATTTCTGAAAAGAAAATCGAAATTAGTAATTTATTTTAAGGAAGACATTATGAATAAAACAGTATTAAAAGATATTGGAATTTTTAAATCAAAGCTTCTTTTATCATTTTTAGATTCGTCTGATATTTGTGAATTACTATTAGGTGATAATTATATGCCAGATGATGTTGACGATCTGGTGTATTCTCAAATCTTTCCTTATTTATATATAGAAGATACTCAAACAGAGGTTAAACCATATCTTTGTTTTGAAGTAAATTTCAAACAACAGACAAGGACTATGAAAACTCTTCAGATTATTGTCTATGCGTACTGTCATAAGGATTGCATGAAATATCACAAAGACGGATATTCTGGAACAAGAGCTGACATTTTAGCTGATATGGTTGAGCGTCAATTACATGAAACAAATAAATATGGTATAGGAGAATTGAATTTGGAATCTGTAAATTACTACTTTCCAAATAGTAAATATTACGGAAGACAATTGGTTTTTACAACATCAGATTTTAAATTCAAAAATATTTAGCGAATTATGAAATTAGATTATTTTGATCTAATCTCCCCTCTCCCACTTGATCTTGTTGGAATTGGAAGAATTAAATCTCCAAAGCTCATTGAGATTGCTGACATATCTTATTACGTCTATGCACAATATGTGTCGTGTCTAAGAATGACTCCAAGTGATTATATTGAAGATTTTAAAATAGAAGATCCAGATATTAATTTGTATACAAAATTTGACCTTATTTTGTATGATTCAAATTTTAGAAATATGATTAAAAATGCTCTCAATTTTTTCTTTGTAGAGGATTTCGAATGGTTTGATGAATATAAATCATTTCTATACACAGAGGAAATTGTTAGAGAAAATGGCGATACTGAACTTCTAGCAAAAGGAATTATAAATTCTAAAAATTATTATGATGTGTTGGATATAATTCTTCAACGAGTGCATATTACACCGGACAATACAGAAGTGACTGATATTACAAAGATCAAAAATAAACGTGGATTAAAAATATACAAGAGGTTGCAAAAGGTAAAACGTGAATTCAAAAAAAGTTCTGGCGGAAATCCAGATTTGTCTTTACCTAACATCATATCGTCCGTTGCTGTAAGAAGCCTGTCATTAAACTGGATAAATATATGGGATATTACAATTTATCAATTATTCAATGAATTTGAAAGGCTTCAGATAATTGATCAATATGACATTGCTTCTACACAGGTGTCTGTATGGGGAGATAAAGAAAAGAAATTCAAGTTTGGTGCTTGGAGTTCAAATATATATAACAAAAATGACGCTGAGTAATTCAGTGTCTTTTTTATTGCAAAAAAAACAAATCTTATATAGGAGGAAATTAAAATGGCAAATCAATTTGGAAAACAGATGGCAAACCGAGAAGTCTGTGACATGGTGTTTGTAGATTATAAAACAAAAGAACCATTTCTTTTCTGTGATTACGCAAATACATCAAGTCAGGAATTGACAGGTGAAAACGTATTTGCGTACGGCGGGAAAGGTCATCCAAAGAAAATTACATTCTCTGGAGAACGTGCTGGTACTCTTACGATTGAAACGCAGATTCAGACACCTAAGCTTTGGGAGCTGATGACTGGAGGTAAGAGTTCTAAAACAGCAGAAATTATGAAGAGAGTCAAGGTAAAAGTTGGCGAAAGCAATAAAGTTAGTATTACTGACACAAAAGTTACTCTCACAAAAGAAAATGTATGGGTTTATGACGGAGCAGATTCTAACATGGAAACAAAACTTGGGGTAACTACTGTTTCTGGTCAGGACATTACATTGAAAGATTCAAAGGCAGAAGGAACAGAAGTTGTTGTATTCTACCTTGCTACTAGAAATGATGTATACAATATCAGTATTAGATCTACTGACTTCCCGAAAGCGTTTACTGTTTACGGCGATACATATATGAAAACAACAGATGAGGATGTGCTTCCATATCTGTTCAAGGCATATAAAGTAGTTCCGCAGGCTAATATGTCTCTGTCTTTTGCAAGTTCCGGAGATCCGGGTACTGTAACACTTACTTGTGACATGATGGTTGACGATGATGGAAACATGCTTGACCTGACTCTGTTACCGGACGAGGACGAACCGGGGGAATAGAACCCCCTGAAGATCTCGCCTTGATAGGCAGGGGGAAAATCGGAAAGGCAAAAGTCGGAAAATCAGAATGAATAAGGAGTGAGTAAAAATGGCATATACACCAACGACATGGAGCGATGGAGATGTTATTACTGCTGAAAAGATGAACAAGCTGGAGCAAGGTGTAAAAAATGAACAGGTTGGCGCACCTGGAGCAGCCGCAGGATTCGGAACACCAACTGCAACGGTTGACGCAAATACTGGAGTTCCATCTGTAACTGTAACAGCAAGTGGAGCAAACACAGCAAAGGTATTTAATTTTGCATTCAAAAATTTAAAAGGAGCAAAAGGAGATCCTGGTGCGACATACACTCTTCCGGCTGCGAATAAAACAACACTTGGAGGCGTAAAACAGTCTACTTTGGTTCCTGAAGCTGCAGGAGAAAATGTCACAAAGGCTGAGTTCAAAGCTTTGCTGGACGCTTTGAAAGCAGCCGGTATTATGGCTACATCTTAAAATAACGAGTGATAGATATTTAGTGTGAAGAAAGGGGTAAATATCTATTATCGGTATTTACCCCATTTTTTTACTCTGCTCCGAATAAGTGAGGAGTGAACTCGAAATTAGAAAGTTAGACAATGAATACCGTACAGAATCTTCTCACGAAGTCTGTTATTTATCAGAATACGGAATTAAATATACATTTGTAAAAAAAGAAGATGGTGTGACGGTATGGAAGTACAAAAAGACTAAAGAACTTGGACTCGCTTTAGCTAAGTTCTGGGAACAAAAATAAAATAGGTTGTTCAAGATGATGAATATAAAGGTGGGTGTCATATTTTTGAGCGTAGTGTCACGCAGTACACAGGCAATAGTATTAAAGGACTACCACTCTCCTATTTGTATGAAAGGAAAAAATTATGGAATTTTTGAATGAATTTATGATGCCGGTCGTACTTGGCACTTGCCTTTGCGTCGGATATATTATCAAGAAATGGATTAAAGATGTCGATAACAAGTACATCCCAACAATCTGTGGAGTATTGGGCATTGTGATAGCTGCATGGATTAATGGTTTTGCATTTAGCCCAGAAATTGTTTTAAGCGGTTTGATTAGTGGTCTTGCATCTACAGGTTTGCACCAGGCACTTACACAATTTATCGAAAAGAAAGAACAGAAAACTGAATAAATATGGAATATTTAGAAATGTTTTTTGAGCTAGATTTTGTTTCTATTATTCTCGCAATTGTTACCATACTTCTTGCATGGCAATTTTTAGACAAATTGCTTGTATGGTTTTGGGAGAAAACAGGGATTGAATTTAGACATATCAGGAAAAGACGAGAAGAACACGAGCTTCTTATGAAAACCGCTGAAAATTTATCAAGACTACAAGAACAACATCAAGAAGACGTGGAACGTGTTACTCAAAATGATAGAGAAATGCAACAGGAATTTTCAGAATTTGTTGAAGAGTTAAAGTCTGCTCTTACTGCTCAACGAGAACAGATGGATATTTATGCTCAAAATCGGATTAACGATAGAGAGAAATCACGAGAAGTTCAGAGAGAATTGAGTGAATCTATAGATAAGTTAGCAGAAGGGGCAGAAGAAAGAAAAAAACAAATCAAGGCTCTTATGTGTGGAAGTATGGAATTGCTTGGAGATAAAATTGACCAAAGATTTAGTAAATATGTAGCAATGAATGGTATACCCGAAAATGAAGTTTCAGAATTTGATGGATTATTTTTTGCATATAAACTTTTAAATGGAAATCATGGTCGTGAGCAAAAGTATAAATATGTAAAAGAGCATTTACCCGTTCTTCCTGTTGAAATTAACCCCGTTTATGATGAGCAAAATACAGAAAAATAATAAGAATGGAAGTTGCTATATGTGATGTGGTGACTTCTCTTCTTATTTAAATATATTTGTTAATCAAAGTTCAGTAGTTTAACAAATATATTTATGAGCAGATGAGCACATACTGAACCACTACTCTACTGCTCTTAAATATTATATAAGGAAGTGACAATTATAAAAATTATTATAGATAATGATGTTGTTAATAGATATAATGAATACTATTTTAAGCAGCATCCAAGAGCAAAAAAGAAACAGATTGAAAAGTGTATACATCCATCCATAAATATTTGGAGTATTAAACCAAGAATTCAAATGAATGCACTAAAGCAGTCGTGGAAAAATTTTATTATTTGGCTTGTTGATGATTTAGGATATACAAATATGAAACTAAATAATATAGATGTTATTTACGACATATACCATCCAACAAAAAGAAGAACCGATCCAGATAACTACAGCCCTAAATTCATCCATGACGGATTTGTTGAATCGGGATTTTGGGAAGATGACGACAGGGAACATCTACATAGTCTTATGATAAGATGTCATGTTGACAAAGAACACCCAAGAACAGAAATTGAAATTATAACGCATTAATTTTGTCGGAATCTGCGTAACAAAATGTCTTTACTACGTTCCTATTCAGTGATATGCTTGTATTATATAATATAAGGAGGTACAAGTCATGGAAGGAAAAAGAAGAGGAAGACGTAAAAAAGTTGTAGAAAAGAATTACGATGTTTTGATTCAGCAGTGCAACCAAGAAATTTTAACCATCCAAAATAAAATGGATGAATTAAAAGTTCAGATGAAAGAGAAGAAAATTGAAGTCAAGAAACTTGAAAAAGAAAAGGCTATCTATGATGAGATGAAAGCTGAACAAGAAAAATCTGAACGTATTCGTGAACTCGCGGAAATGATTGATAAATCAGAATATACTTTGGATGAAATTAAGAAATTATTAAATCATAAAAAATCTGAAGAATAAGTTTTAAAAATATAAATTAAAAATTGCCAATTAATAGAGTCGGTCAACCGGCTCTTTTTTGATACAAAAGGAGTATATTGCATGGAAATACAATTACGTGAAAAACCAAGAGGATTTTCTATTTATAAAAGAGTTCAATTTCAACGGGATATGTCAAAAGAACTTAATAAATATTTATTTAATATTGGCTTGTGTGTGTTTAATAATAAAGAAGAACCGGAAATAATTAATACTCATATTATATGCACTAGAGAACAGGCGAACGATTATTTAAACTGTTTGATTGATAAATGTATTGATGAACTTGGATATAAAAGACATCAAATTTTCGACACATGGATCAAGTCATTAACGAAGGTGGACGATTATGACATTATATTACAAAAAGAATTTCAACCTATTATAATCGACCACAGACAATCTAACGTTTGATATATAAATTTTCGCTTTCATTTAGAAATGAAAAGAGAATAAGAGATATGGTGCTACTAAAATAGTAACATCATAATGGAAATGAGTTGATGATTTGATAAGCATCGCCAACATTATTGTACCAATCTTATCACTTGGTACTGTTCTCACTTGCAAATTCGCAATTAACTTCTACAAAACCTTCCTTAAAGTTAGTAATAGCATGAAGTGAAGTCGGATTGTTTTGCAGAACCATCCATACTATTCCAAGAACAGTCATGGACAAAAAGGTAAAGATGATTGCGAGTTTTGCAAGTCTGAACGAATTTTTGCTGTCTGTCATTTTTCACCTCCCTTCCGATTGTATAGTAATCAACTATCATGGGGAGATCAGAATGAGCAGATCGCTCAGAATTGTATAAACTTCTGATGACTTTCACCTATCTTTCTGACTTATTATATAGTCGTGGTGATTGGTTTGTAGGTTCCTTGTATGTAGGAGCGTAACAGCCGTGGTTACGCACACGCCTTCCTGCATATAGATATTATACTACTCATAGAAAATAAAAACATCCAGAACATTTGTTTTAAAGGAGATAGAAAATCATGAAAAAAGAAAATATGAAAATTAAAGAAATTATTACATTCGAAGATAAAGCAAACGCTATTGAATATATTTGTAACAGTTTATTTGATTTTGGAGAAAATGGTGAAATTACCGACTACTCCCCTTATTATATTGAGCCAGCGCAGGTTTGTGCTATTATGAATTACTTTGTAGATGGAATTGAATTTGAAGATGGAGAATCTGTTTACGATGTTGCAATTGCAGACAAAGAAGTTAATGATATTGTAAATCAGTTTTTCATCAAGAATACTACAACAGCAAAAAATCCAAAATTAACATATCCACAGGAGATTATGAAATTCGTCATGTCTCATGTTGTAGAAAAAGTTGAATATATGAAACAGAAAGCTATTCATGCTCCATCATATAGAAAAGATATGGTTGGAGAAGCTCTTGTTGATTTGATCAACGTATTGTCTTCAAAGGCAGAAGAATTAAATGTATCCGAGGCGAATAAATTTATCGAGAAGTATAACTCACCAGACAAATCTATGGAAGATATTGCGAAGCAGTTTATGAAAGAGGAATTTGAAAAACGTACTGCTGAACTCGAAAATGCAAATACACAACCAATTTATAAGCCGGATAATGAAGAAAAGGCTACTAAAAATGAAAAGATGAGAGAGATGCTTAAACGCGCAATGGAGATTCATGAAACAGCCGAAAATCTTCCTTATTAGAAGGTGTTGCTATGGCAAAAAAAGTTGTTTCCAGTTTTTTGGAAGTTAAAGGATTGGTTGAAAAAGATGTGCACTCTGGTATGAATGATGCAAGGGATGAAGTTGAAATAAAATTAGAAGATAATGTAATGGGATATTATGACATTGGAAATCCGGTAAAATACGAAAGAACAGGAACATTATTGGAATCTCCTAACACTACTCCTGTTTCTGGTGGAGGAAATCATTTTGAATTTAAAGCAGAAATGCAAGACAATATTTCTTATCATACTGGAACTTACACTGGGGCACAAGTAATTGATGCAACAGAGCAAGGACATTCTGGAACTCTTGGTAAACATGGATATTTTGCAAAGACAGAAGCGGAAATTCCTGAAATTGTGGATAGGAATATGTCGAAGTATTTGAAGTGAAAATAATTACCCAGGATGCGGCTAACATCCTGGGGTCGTAAAAAGGAAACTATTTAAATGACATATATGCAGAATTAATTAAATGATTTTTTACCTACGGTTCTTACGTAATGACAATGAGTATTCAAATTTTATATATTTGGAGAATTGAATTTTACATTTCGCGTTTTTAACATCCTTAGAAAATGTATTAAACGTAAAAACAAGAATAATTAAAAGAACTAATGCAATAACAATAAGACTTAAAATTATAATTGTTGTCATTTTTCACCACCCTTCTGTACTTTGATATACAGAACGGGAGTGTTTGCGAAAGAAATCCGCAGAGATATGATGTATAGAAATGATACATATAATAATTAATCACCTTTCTGCCATATGTACTGTTTTCATTTCGTATACAAGATGTATACTTCCACAGACGCTTCTGCCAGATACATACCCGTGGCAACGGATTGGTTGTGGTAGATCCAATCGATATGTATCCAATTTCATTATAACAGAATTTCACTGGAATTAAATATAGATTTTCTCCGTTTCGTATAGTATGATAATAACAAACTATTATGAAACGGAGAAATTATTATGTGTGAAAATTCAAGAAACCGTGAACCTATTAGATGGGAAATATCAAGTAAGAATCCGTCGAGAGGTGATGCTCCATCTCCTATCGATATTTTCAATCAAGATATTTCTATGAATCAGGAAGGGGAAAACGAAGATTAATATAAATATCAATGAGTTATTATACCAAATGCCGCTCCTACTGGAATTCTTAGTTCCTGGTTTTATATTTATGACAATGTTTAATTATTTCACATCGTCAAAAATAGAACATTCAATTCTATGGAGCGTTGCAATAAGCTACATATTAAAAGCATTATGTAGTTTTTTACACGAGTTCATTTTTAAAGATGTTATTTTCAAATGGAATGAACGTGTTATAATTCTTGTTTTAATATCAATTATTTTAACGATAATTCTAATTCGATTTTACGAGTCAGAATGGTTGCATAAAATATTCAAATTTATCAATTTCAAAACCCAACATGATTGTATTTGGAATGATGTAATTGATATGAAAAGAGGAACAACATTAAAAGTTATTTGTAATGACACAACTTATATAGGAATATTGTATATGTTTGAAGAACATGGAAAAGATTCTTGGTTTGTGTTATCAGATTATATTATAGAAGAAAATGGGAATGCTTATGATTCAAGTAAATCAAATTTTCCATGCAAAATTGCAATTAATTTGAATGATGCAAAAAGAATAGAATTATATTATGGAAACACAGAGTAGATTTATTTCTCTCTGTGTTTATTTATTTACTACTGCTCTCCTTTCGTGAGGGCTTTTTTGATGTCCAAATTTGAGAGGAGTGATTTTTAAAAATGAGTGAATATGAAGTACGCGTTGACACGAATGTAGACACAAGTGAACTCGATTCCGCACAGAAAAAATTAGATAGTTTAGTTAAAAATGGAAAACATATTAAAGTTGATTTTGATATTCAGGGAATGAAGAACCTGAATAAGATCAATGGTGTCTTAAAAGGAATCGAAAAAAATAATAAGATCAGTGTAAAAGCTGATATGGATACATCCGGAATTAAAAAAGGATTATCTGATATTGAAAAAGCGAAACGAAGTGTTTCTACTTTAAAGATTGATGCAGATGTTTCAAAAGCGAATGCAGATTTTAAAAAGTTTGAATCTCTTACGACAAAATCCGCGGAAAAGGCTCGAAAGTTATTATCTGACATCAATAAAGATATTAATAATGTGAAATTGGCTCCAAATGATTCCATTATGGAAATTAATTTTAAAAAACTTACCAGTGATTTAGAAAAGTACAGGAATCAGATTAAGGTTGTACAAAATGAGCAAAAAGCTCTTGGTAATTCTATTACATCTGTATCAAAATCATTTAGTAAAATTGATGCAGTAACTGCCTCTAACAAGACCTTAACGTGGTTAAAAAACAATAGTCGCGCTGCAAAAGTATATGGCGATCAACTAAAAGAAATTGCAGAATCTCAGAGAAAAGCAACATCAGATTCAGAGCTAACTTCACTAAATAAAGATTTCAACAAAACTGTATCTGAGGCAAAATTACTTGGACTTACTGGTAAAAGTTTTACAGCGGAATTTAAACGTGCATTTTCTCAAATTGCACAGTTTACGCAAATTTATGGTGGAATTGAAAATGTAATTCAGACTATTCAAAACTCTGTTATTGAATTAAAAAATGTTGATTCTATTTTAACAGAAATTTCTAAAACATCTGATATGACAACAGATCAACTTACAAAACTTGGAGAAACATCTTTTGATTCCGCAAGCAAGTGGGGAAAGAAAGCAAGTGATTACCTACTTGGTATCCAAGAAATGAGTAGATCTGGCTATTATGGCAAACAGGCTGAACAAATGGCTGAAACAAGTATTCTTGCTCAGGCAGCCGGTGATTTAAATTCAGATGTTGCAAATAGTTATCTTTTGGCATCGAATGCCGCATATCAATATTCTGGAAATGTTCAAAAACTTAATGCATTGCTTGATGGACAAAATATGATTAATATAGTGGTCATGCTATATAGAAATATATAGCTTCATAGTTGGCTTTTATCCCGGAAACTCCAGAGATGGACAATCGGGAGGATAAGTTAAATAAAATACGGTAGAAAGAGGATATTATAGAAATAAAATTAAAATCATGGCAAACTCTCGCAAACTGTAAATTTTGTAATAAAGAGTTTGTAACTACTAAATATAAGGTTAATAATAATAAAAATGGTGTTTTTTGTAGTAGAAGTTGTTATGCTGACTACAAAAAAGAAACGATGACAGGTTCACAAAATATAAATTATAAAGAAAAGGTAAAGGTTCATTGCGATAATTGTGGTAAGGAAATTGAAAAAATACCATCTTTAACACATAATATAAACAAACAAGGAGAAAACCATAACTTTTGTTCTTATGAATGTTATTGGGAATTTCGTAAAAAATATTATGTCGGGGATAAATTATATAATACTGGAAAAAAGATGGACGAAATTTTTTGCAATAAGGTAAGAGAAGCAACATTAAAACAATATCAAGATGGTATACTTGATAGACAAACAATACCACAAAAGATAGTTAATAGTATATTAGAAAAAAATAATATTAATTATATCAATGAAAAAACTTTTAAATATTATTCTGTCGATAATTATTTAATAGAACATAATTTAATTATTGAAGTTATGGGTGATTATTTTCATGTGAACCCTTTAATTTATACAGATTCAAATGAGATGAATAATATGCAGAAAAAGGATATTGATAGAGACAAAAGTAAACATACATATATAAAAAAATATCAGGATGTTGAAATTTTATACCTATGGGAATCCGATATAAAAAATAATCCTTTATTATGTGAAGAATTAATAAAAAAATATATAGAATCAAATGGCAAGTTGGAAGAATATAATTCTTTTAACTTTTCTTTTTGTGATAACAATTTAAAATTAAATAACAATATTATTAAACCGTATTTTATTTAACCCCCTAACGACTAAGTTGTAATATGGTAACATATTGCACACGCCGACTTCGATAGATATAGTCTATCCGTTACCTATAAGTCCGTAGGAACGCCTAACGTAAAACGAGGGAAAAGATATAGTCTAGTCTCACGCTATAATCTAAAAATGAAACGTGAGAGGTAGGATTAACGTCCTATCCGCTTTATTGTTATTTAACAATAAAGTCCAATGCTTTGTCCTGGAAGCATAGTAATAGAACAAACTAACAGGAACAGTGTATCCATGCAGGATATGGCAGAAGCCACAACTCAAGCAGCTTCAATGGCATCAGAATTGGGGGTTCAAGAAAATCAACTTTCTGCGATGATTGGAACAATTGAGTCCAGAACAAAAGCAGGTGGCAATGAGGTTGGTAATGCGATCAAATCATTGTTGATAAACGTTCAGAATGTAAATAACTCAAAAATTGCAGAAACGTTTAAAAAAGCTGGCGTTGCTCAGACAGAGTTTGTAAACGGTGTAGAAAAAATGCGTAATCCAATTGAAGTATTGGAGGATCTTGCGAAAGTATTTAATCAATTAGAAGAGTCAGATCCACTGCGTACAGAAATTCTTACAAATATTGGACAGAAATACCAAGCGAACAAACTAAGTGCTTTATTATCTGGATGGTCTGACTATGAAAAAATGCTTGTAGATTATTCTGAGGGTACAGGAAGTGCTGCAAAAGAAGCAGAAAAATCTGCAAATAACTGGGAAGGATCTCTAAATAAATTATCAAATACTTGGACTGGATTTATTCAGAATTTCGCTAATTCCAACATGATTACTTCTGGATTACAAGGACTTACTGGAATAATTAAAATAATCGACACAGTTGTTTCAAAAGCAGGAACACTCGAAACTGTTATGGGAGTTTTAGGTGGAGGATTAGCGAGTAAAACAGGATGGGGTAAAACTATCGTAGTTTATAATGCCCCTTTCTATAAGGTTGCATAATAACGCCATGCAATTAACGTAGAGAGTGTTCATATTATATATCGTAGTGTAATATGACCATCCTTGGAAATATAGATTTTCTAAATTGTCGAATATCGGGGGAAGCCGTAAGCCTATTTATATAGGTACCGGAGCGATGCAATAAAAGCGTATTATTATATAGAAGAAATACGTTCGTGAAGGAATAAGCATTTAATGCGAAAATGGTAGTCCCGACGCACTATAACTAAAACATGGAAGTGTAGTTCCATATATAGGGCGCGAGAGACTGACAAGACATGACGTGATACAGGCGTAATTGTATCATATGGTACACAACATACAGTCCGTACCTGGGGAAAGCCCAGGGTAGTCAATATGAGATACGGCAGTATACACTACTGCTCTATTGATGCAAACTACACAACCTGTTGCTGACTTGCAAAAACAGGACAGGATTATACGGCGTATCTCTCGTCGTTTTCTAATAGAGATAAAAAAATAGACACAAATTGTTTACATTCTACTTGACTTAATACAAAAAGAATGTATAATAATACATGAGTTAAAAAATATAGCTCGAAACACCACGATGTAAGGACAGGGGATTACCTCCTGTCCTTTTGTTATGTTGTGGAAACAAATAAATAGAATAATTTTTTCTTTCCAAAAACACAAGAGATATTTTAAATATAGAGAAAACAACTATATATAGGAAAAATTTATATAATTAGTGTGTTTTTTATTTTTCCGCACTATATCTAGCGGTTGAACAAATTTAATAAAAAATGTATAATAAGATACACAAAAAATAGTCTAATTTATTTCTCACGTTATATTTCGACATTTTGTTTAATTTTTTTGATGTATAATTGCTTCAAATACCAAGGGGTGATTATATGAAGTTAGGTAAAAAAGGATCCATACATACAAAAGAGGAGGTAAGACATATGGCAGTCTCAATGGCAGTTGTACCGTTATTAAAAGGGGAAGCGGCTACTAAAATCGTAGATGATTTTAAAAGCAGCAAATTAAAACCATTTACAGACGATCAACGTAAGAAGACTAATGCTAAAGTAGCTGAGATACTCAAAGGTAAACGTAATGGATAACACAGAAAACTTTCAATATAAAGAAGAGTTACTAAGCAAAGAGTCATTAAGACATTTTATGTTAGTAGGTGATTTTTGCTGTGGTGCAGACAATCCATTAAATACTTTCTTATCAGATGATGCATTTGATTATGCAGAAGAAAAGCAAGGACACACATACATTTTAATGGACAACGAATACACTTGTATACTAGCATTTTACACAATTAAGGCTAATGCAATTCATACATTTAATATAGATACAAACGAATATATGGCGTTGCCTGTTGTGGAAATAGCAAGAATTGCTGTAGATTTTGACTTCCAAGGGAATGGTTTAGGGAAAATATTATTTTATGATTATATAATACCTAAAATAAAAAAAGTAAGTAAGATTATTGCCATATATGGTATCATTGTATTTGTAGAATCGGAAAATGGTCAAGGAATACAATTTTATAATTCACTAGGATTTAAAAGAGCCAATAATGAAATACAAAAAGCAGTTGGCGATTCTTATAACGAAAAATGTGAATTGTATGTGCTGAAATTAGATGATATAAAAGAGTAGGGAGTAATCCTACTCTTTTATTATATTGGCGGATGTTTTGATTTTATAGAAACATATGTTCAGACTACTCTTCTATTCATTCTTAGTATATAATGAAAATGATACTAATGATGAATAATAGGAGAAAAATAATATGGGAGTAAGAAATGTTGTTCCAATACACGATATTGTAAAACCAGATATATTTGAAGACAAAATAGAATTAATATCAACTTGTGAAATGTCAATAGATGAATTGAAAGCTTTTGCACTTGTGTTAAAATACGCAGCAGTTGTCATGAAAAAAGATGGAATAACCAAAGAAAGTATCAAAAAGGCAAGTGTTGTTTTTTTAGGCGGTGACGAATTAATAATTGACGAAGAAGATGAAAAATGTTGTGCATCTACATTTTCATTAATCATTTATCATATGAATAGATTAAGGAAGGCAAATAATTTTTTAATTATAACTTATGCATATATAGAAGAAATTGTACATCATTTTTGGAACATTCATGACGAAACAGAAGTAAAATATAAAGGGTTAGAAATTATGAAATATCTAAATCCGAATGTAACAATTGATACTTTAAAAAGGTGGAATATAAATTGGAAATGATTTTAATTGAAAAAAACGAGATGAAAAATGATAATATTGAAAATAATTTAATTCTTGATGAATTGATATGTAATTGTGAAATTGCTAGAGATAAAACAACATTTGACTGTGTTTTATTAAATAAAAACGGGAAAACAACAGTGTAACAAATGATATTATTTTACCTGCCTTATATGATGTGTATTTGTTCGTGGGTTTATGACTGTTTAAAATTGGGATGGCATAATCCCACATTATGAGTTTTATATTTTTTTTAATAAAAATAGTAATATTTACTGCTCTGATTCGTCATCAATCGATAGAGAGATAAGATTTATTCTTATCAGAGAGATGAGGCATTATGCCCTCATAAGTGAAATAATTTTTAGTCAAGAGACATCGATTGAGATGTCTCTTCTTCGTATGTAAAATTTTATAAAAGAAGGTGAAGAAATGGAAACATGTGAAAGCCCTAATCAAAATGATTTTAATTCCATTGAACTACGTGCATCGAGCATTTCATTTAAAATTGATAATTGCTCTTACTTAAATCTACAAAATAAAATCGTTTCGATATTAAATGAAAGTAACGTAACTGTAGAAGATCTTGACAATTTAATTCAATTCTTAACAGATTCCAAGAAAACAGCAACGCTTAAATTTTAGATTCCTTTTATCCAATTATATAATATGGAATCTTTAATGCAAAACCCTAATCCTATATGTGATCCATCGTCTATTGTTGTTGCAGAAGCATAATGAATTCCTACGAGAATATAGGAATCATTATATTTTATAAATATAGGTGACCCACTGGAACCGGGAAATGACAGAATGTCTGTCAAGAATATCTCCTGATCATTATACTTTTTGGATATAGGGGTTGCTGTTATGCCACTTTTAATAATAGGACAACCAAGGGGATCTCCTTTCATCCCCTGTGGATAACCAAGCATAATAATATTCTCAATATTTGAACATTTAAAAAGCTGATCATTGTAGAAATCAGATATTTCGATAAATTTTATATTGTACTTGTAGTTTGATGACATAACAGCGTTTATGCCTATTACACCTATATCATACAGAGAATGACTTGATGGATCAATTTTTATTTTTGTTGTTACTATTTTATCGTCTCCATACATAGGAACTTTGAATTCGAATTCAGTACATCCGTCTACAATATGTTTATTACTTATAAGATAATAATTTTCTTCGTCTTTACAGAAGAATCCAGTTCCCGTATTACAGATGTTCTTTTCATAATTATATGCTTTTATAAGAGTAGTTGTATAAATTATATTTTCTTCAGTGATCATAAAATCTCCTTTCAGAATTGAGGTGTTAAAATGTTTAATAATAATCAAATTGATAATTTTATACAGCGTGAAGAGAAAGAAAATTATATTGTAAAGTGCTTAATCAACACACTGTATTGTGGAACGGATGTAAATCAATCCGAATGTTATTCAATTATAAAAAAGTTTAAAGAAAAAATTTTAGGTGATGTTGATTTATGACAGAACAGCAAAAAAATTATATGATGATTATCAAAGAAAATTATGCAGCGGAATATACGAAAGCCCTCATGGTGTAATTGAACGCAAAGAGTTTGAAGAATATTCAAAGGAGTATTCGTATAGAGCTAATTGTAAATTAACAGGAAAATTCCGCAGCAGGAAGTATTTTTAGACCACTCCCCCACTCCACATTAAAATAAAGAAGGTGATGTAGTGAAAAACAGCAACAATAAACTCGAAATAAAAATCACTAAAGAAGACATATTAAATCATCTAATTCATTCAATCGATCAAGAATATCCCCATCCCTCAACACTTGCACGTAAAATCGATAGAGAGAATTTACTTTCTCAAATTGGCTTTCTTGAGGGAAAAACTCTTTTAAATATTCGTATATATATGAGCAATCGGTATCGACAACTTTATCATAAATATCTGGGAAAGCAATACGACCAAGAATTCTTGATATATCGTAATATAAAATTTCCCCATTTTGAAATACCCGTTTACGTTCTCTGTAAAGATAAGCTGCAAGATTTTCTACGTAAACGTGTTCCATTGATTCGAAATCGTTCGTATTATTAGAAAAATCTACAAATTTATAAGTATATAAATTTTCTGAATAGAAAGCATGAAATTCACTCCATAAACAAAAATTTTCGTAATTTTTCATTTCTTTAATTTTAGAAATATCAATATTTTTATATTCCGCAAATTTGTAAAAATCTTCAATATGGACTAATTCGTGAAAAAATGCAATAAGCATGTTAGACATATCTAAATTTTGCGTACGTAAGAACATAACGGGAGATGCTAATTTATTGCTATCGTTTGGAAATACAACACAACCATTTGTTAAATTGTCTTTTAATATAAGATTAGCGTCTTGTTGAATTTTCGATACAGACTCGTATAAATCATCTGTAAAGAACAAATTTTTAAGGTCAAATACAGTAATGTCCGAGATCTTCAAATTGTAATATTCATATGCAGATTTTACAATATTCATAATTTTGTTCATACTTATAGATTTGTTATCCATAAAATCTCCTCCAAAGGTGGTGAATCTAAAATTGAAAAATTTACACTTACTGCATTATAAAATATATGCATTTTTACATTTTACAAAATGTAGAATGATTATATTCTTATATTCATTAAGCAAAAACAATCGAAAGGTGTTGAACCAAATACATAAAGATTTTAATGAGAAAATCGAAAATAATTTTGGTCTTCACAAAACAGATTATTCATGCGAATACACATTGAAAAAGCAGCACAAATCATGTAATGACCTAAAGCAGAGAATACGTGAGTTAGAATCAGAAATGATGATGGAACATCTCAATATCTAACCCACTCTCATCTCACGGTTTCCATGTGTGACCACAGTTAGAACATCTATTGACTGTTTTATTACTTCCTAAGAATCCAGTCCAGAACGAATATCCTCTTTGTCCGGCGGTTATGTTGGTTGATCCGCATTTCGGACAACGTGGTTTGGATTCCTCTGCTTTCTTACGTTCTTCCTCTGCTTCTTGAGCTTCTACTTGTGACCGGAATTGCGACATTTTTAATTCATATTCTATGATGTCATCATCGTGTAATTTTATCATTGCATCGTAGAAATCTGTGGAATCTGAGATTTTTGACAGAATTTTTAAATCAAGTACTGGGAAATCAATATCTACAAGATTTGATTGGCAATCTGGACATATTTTTGCATCGTCTGTTAAAGTCCATAGGTATCCATACTTATCTCCCCAATATCTTATTTTCTTTTCATCATGACACTTTTTGCAAAACTTAATCATTTTATCCCCCTATATATTTTTAATTGCAAGTTATTTATATATAGTTTATCAGAACAAAATACGATTGTAAACTACGACTCTGAAACGGATAAATTTTCAACATTTTTCGATAATTTTAAGAAAGAATTAAAGCCTAAGTTCAATAAAGACACATTAAATTTTGCAAAAGAGTTTAATAAGTTAGGAGATAATGCAAAATCACAAAATTTAGACATATTGATATCCCAATTCAAAGAAGTAGATTCCAGTGTCATTGACATGGCGAAATCTGTTCAAAACGGTTCTATGGAAATGGACGATTTCAAAGCGAAAACTTTGGATGCCACTACTGCTTCTTCTAAATTCAGTAGAATGGCAAAAACTGCTGGTACCGCACTGAAGTCAATTGGTGCTACTGCTCTGAATATGTTTGGTGGTTTTCTTATTGCTGAGGGGCTTAGTCTTGCAATACAGGGAATTTATAATCTTGTAAATGCAGATAAGATTGCAATTGAAAATGGGGAAAAGGCTCAACAGGAAATTAAGGAAGTATTTGATACTTACAACGGAAAAGTCGATACGATTAAAACGCTAGGAAAGAAATTTGCCCAAGATGCAGATTCAATCAAGACCACAGGTGATGCCGTAGAATCACTAACTAAAAAATATGCAGAACTTAGAAAAGGTGTCAGTTCAGATAATACAAATCTTACTCTTTCTGAAAAGGAATACCAGGACTATCTTGACATAAGCAATCAATTAGCTGAATCATTCCCATCACTTGTATCTGGTAGTGATGCAGCCGGAAATTCTATTTTAAATTTAGGTGACAATGCGTCTGTTGCCGCTGACAAAATGGAAAAACTGCAAAAAACACAGATGACGTTGGCTCATAATGATATTGTTGATAAATCAAGAGATACATTTAGAGGTGCTTTTGAAGAAGCAGACAATATTGAAGATGAAATTAAGTCTTTAAAAGGTCAAGAAAAACAATTAAAAGAATCTTCTTCTCAAATTTCTTTAAGTCGAAAAGAAATAAAAGAACAGCTTAAAAATGGACATCTTATCTTCAAGGATATGTCTAAAACCGACGCAGACAAGATGGAAAAGGCACTTGGAGCATATGTCGGGAAAGAATTGGGTCGTGTCAGACGGTCTGACGTATCTTTGGATGGTCACACTATTGACAGAATCGAATTTACAATTGATCCTGTAGTAGATGAGAACAAACTTAATGAAGCAACTGATATGATTGAGGCTAGAGTTTTAGCTGGAGAAGATGAGATTGCAGCTAAAAAAGGTGAAATACAATCCAATATTAAAGCACAAGAACAAAAGCAAAAAGAAGTCTGGAATAGTTTTGCTGAAAGCACAGTAAAACCTTATCTTGAAACATCTGCTGCTATTTCTGATATGCCTGTTGAATTACTCAATGCAGTAGAGGGCAATTTACAGAATTTAGATTGGAAAAAACTTTATAAAGAATACGGCGGAGATGCTGATCAGATGCTTTTGGATGAATTAGTTTCACCATTAAATAGTCTTGAAAAGCCAGCGCAAGAAGCTTTGACGAAAGCACTTAGTTTAGACCCATCAAAAATGTCTATTGCAGAATATAACAAAGCTATTGATTCTGCTTTAAAAGATGTTTCTGACAGCAAGACAACTAGAGACGAATGGAAAAATAGATTCTTTAAATCTGCGATTGATTCTGCAACTGAAGATGCCAATGCATTAAAAGAGCAGTTTAAGGATGTAGAAAAAGAAATTGATAATTTAAGTGGAGAAGACCGAGAATTAGCATACCAAATTGCTATTGAGGATGAGGATTTCGACGGAACATGGCAAGATGTAATGGATAAGATCGAAGTCATGAAAGAAGAATCTGAGAATCCGATGACATTCAATCTTGGTACATTTACATCAGAAGTTGGAGATGCGATTGCTTTAATTGATACATTAAATGCTGCTCTTGCAAATAGTTATTCTGGAAAAGGATTAAGCGTATCTTATGAAGTAGACGAAGAAACTGGTGTTGTACAATTAACTGGAGACATCGCAAATCTTCAAGCAGCTTATTCAGATTTAGAAGGATATGATCCATCTACTCTATTCGAAAGAACAGCAAATGGTGTACATATTAACAGAGAAGCTCTTAGACAATTACAGGCTCAAGAAGAAGCTTTGAACAAGTCTAAATGGCTCGAAGACGAAAAGAATCTTACAGATCAATTAGCAGTGGCTACCAACAAATTAGCAAATGCAAAGAATTCTGGAAGTGAATCTGATGTTGCGTCCGCACAAGCAACCGTGGATTCATTACAACAACAGTTGGAGCAAGTTCAATTGTTGTCAGCTGCATATGACGGAGCCACTTCTGCATATCAGCAATGGATAAATGTACAATCATCTGGTGAAGATGGAGATATGTATAGAAACGTTTCTGAAACTATGAAAACAAGGGGCGATGCGTTATACAAAGAAGGTCGATATAATACAGAAGAATTTCGTGCAATTGCCGACTACTTCTCCAATGAAGATTTGTCTACTGCACCAATGGAAAAACTTGTTGCTGCTTATGAAAATGCTGCTAATGCAAGAGAAAGATACTTTACCGGGAATAAACAGGGTATTGATAATTTCATGGCTGATATGCAAAATGATGCAGAATTAATGTCAAAAGGGATTGTCAAAACACTTGAAGACGGAACTATGGAATTCCAAACTGGTTCAGATAAAATATTGGCTGATAAATTCCATCTTAGCGAAGAAGCAATTCAATCTATTTTAAGAGCTGCATCAGAATATGATGATGGTATAAAAATAGGTAAAATTGACGGTTCAGAAGACTTTAATGCATCTATTGATGAAATGAAATCAAAAGCTGACGAAGCAAAAGGCAAACTTGAAGAATTAAAGAATGCTGGAAATCAGAGTCTGGATTTAGATTTTAATTTCGATAGTACAGACTTAGAAGATTTAGATAGTCAGATTGAACGTGCAAAATCTAATCTTGATCAATTCAAAAATTCAGATGGTCAGATTGATTTAAATGTCGAAGGCGCTCAAGAAGCTGTTACAATTTTACAAACCCTTATTCAGCAAAAGATTATGGTGAGCCAGCCGGCAATTATGACAATTGACACGACTGGACTTGATGAAGCTACTGCTGATACGGTTTCTAAGTTGCAAGAATTTCAAGAGCAATTAAACACTGTTAATTCATTAGAGATGCAACAAGATTTTGGAATTCAAGTAGACACTAACCAACTTGACGCTGCGAAGGCTAAGGCTCAAGAATTATTCTCAGAATTGCAAGGAAAATCAGAAGATGGTTCACTTGAAATTACACCAGATGTAAAAGTTGATACAGGATCAATGGAGTCATTGGAGCAAAGTTTGTCTTCTATGACGCCTGAAATAAAAGCAAAAATTGTTCCAGATGGAAATGTATCTGATACTCTGGTTACTGGTGATATTAAGGTTGAAGACCAGACTGCAAAGGTAGATTATGTAAGAGGAGACCAAGAAGCCCCTGCAGACAGAACTGCTTCTGTTGATTATATTAAAAAGGGTACAACACAAATTGAACCTGCAGACAAGAGTGCTGCTGTAACTTATAGTAAGATTGGTGGAGAACAAGCACCTCCATCGGATAAAAACGCAAATGTTAATTATAAAAAAGGGGAACAAGAAGCACCGAGTAAGAAAAATGCAGTTGTCGATTATAAACGTGGATCACAAGAATTGCCTGATTCACCTAAAAGTGCAACTGTTAATTATACTCTTGGAAATGTTGCTACTCCACCAGACGCTTATGTAAAAGTACACTATGATACATCCGGAAAACCAAAAGGTAGTAGTCCAGCCAATGGTACTGCTCATTCACAAGGAAGTGCCAACTCTGGTCATGCATTTTCTAGTGGATCGTGGGGATTAAAACAACCTGAAAAGGGCGCTCTGATAAATGAATTAGGTGCAGAAATTATTGTCAGAAATGGACAGTGGTTTGTAGAAAATAATGGATATCCTACTATCACTAATCTCAAAAAGAATGATATCGTGTTCAATCATGAACAATCCAAAGCTTTGTTAGAACGAGGATATGTTACTGGATCTCATGCTAAATTAGCATATGAAGGCAATTCTCATGCAAAAGGAACTGCATTTTCTGGGGGGTCTTGGACTTTTGGGAATACAGGTGGTGGAAACATTGGAGGCACCAACACTACTTCCAACAATCTCAACTCCGCATCAAATAATCTTGCCAAAGCTGCTTCTGATACTTCCAAAGCAGCATCTGATACATCCGAAGCTGCCGAGAAATTATCAGAAGCAGTATCCGGATACACGGACTGGGTTGAGGTGTTATTCAAACGCTTAGAATCACAGTATGATTTATTGATGAGTCAAATGGAGCGTATCGCACATCTCCCAGATAAGCAACAGAAACTGTATGAGGCAATGTCTAAGAACAGTGAACTACTGAATAGGACTCAGCAAGCAATTGGGACTTATCAAAGTCATTTTGATTCTATTGTACAACAGAGTGGAATAAACCCACTTATCGTACATCAGATTCAGAACGGGTCTATGGATATTTCAAAATACGACCAGGATACTCAAAAAATAATCAGCGAGTTGCAGTCTTATTATGATAAGCTCGTAGATTGTAATAAACAGTACGATGACCTCTTAAATAAACAGAGTGAACTGGCACAGACAGCATTGGATAATATTGAAGATTACATCGATATGATGACTGGAATTGAGTCCTCTGCTGTAGATTATCAGGAAGCATTACGTGAGTTAGCAGCTGCAAAAGGAGAATCTGCATATTCCGACAATATGTATGGCTCTCTGCAAGAATCTATTAAAAATCAACAGGATGTTGCAGGTAAATTACAGTCACAGATTAAATCATATCAAGATGAAATCAATAAACTCATGGCAAATGGGTATATGGCTGAATACTCAACGGAATGGTTTGAAGCACAAGCTGCATTAAATGGATTCAGACAAGAAGCTGCTGAAGCTGAGAAAACACTGATTGAATTACAAGATCAGTTAAGAGAACTTGATTTACTAAAACTGCAACAGGTTATTGATGAGTTAGACAGAACTGCAAAACGACTGGAAAACAATTCTGACCTTACAGAATCAAAAGGTGAACAGGTATCTGAGGAGGAATTGCAAAAGCAGATTGATAATGCGAATGCACAGATTCAGGCGAATTATAATAAGCGGAATGAACTGCTTAAAGAACAGGCGAAATATGATGTAGGTTCTGATAAATATAATGAAATTGCAAAAGAGATTGAGGGTCTTGATGATGCTATCTTTGATGCAATGGAGAATATTGAAGACCTCAAAAATAAAATCTGGGAAGTAAGATGGCAACCGTTCTTTGATGGACAGGAGGCATTAGGTGATCTGATTGACCAGACAGATGATTTAAGAGGACTTTTAAATAGTGATGCTTTTCTTGATAAGAACGGCGGTTTAACTGTAGATGGTATTGCAAATTTGTCTTTGATTAGTCAGGGTATGAATGCTGCGAAACAGCAAATCAAGAATTATCAAGAGGCATTGAAGAAGCTTGATGAGGATTTAAAGAACGGGAATATCTCAACAAGTGAATATAAGGAGCAGCAAAAAGAATTTCTCAATCAGATTTCAAGCTCTGTTGGCGTTGTTGAAGACTACAAAGATTCTATTGTTGATCTCTATACAAAGATGCTTGAGCAAGAGAATGAAGTTGCTCAAAAATCGATTGATAAGCAGAAGGAATTGTTGGATATCAAAAAGAAAAATGCTGATTACAATAAGACTCTGCGTAAACAGGCTAGAGATGTGAATACATTGAAAGCTCAGATTTCAGCACTCGAAGGCGTGAAGTTATTTGCGCGACTTCTATTTAATAGCGGGAAAGTCCCCACAACCCTATCTTGCTACAACGGAACTGGAAACGGTAAACGTGAATGCGGTACGAGTTTATAACTCAACAGTCTTCGGATAGAAACCATAAAAAACAGATAGGTCAGGGATAACCGGGTGTGCAAGTCACCCAGACGCAACGAACTTCCTAAGTCATATATGATTTATGATATGGAAGACGCTCAACGACTGGTAAGTCCTATATATTATATATGTAGGCATAGGGTTACAAGCGATTGGTAACTCGAAAAATATAGACTATTTGAATAAGGAATGAAATGAACAATTAAATATGATATATGTTATAATTAAGATACATCTATGATGCACTTATGAATACAAGAACGTATGTTTTGTATATATTTAACAATTGTAAACATATCACTTTGTTTGTATTTTGTGTAGAATTTTCTCCGTATATGGGATATAATAATAACAAGAAAACAGCAGTGTTTTCTTAAATATATCTGGTGTGATGCAGCGTAATATGACTGCTATAAATAATCTTTGAAGTGTACGCCGGGTTAGGAACCGGTTTACATGGAGATTTACAAAGGTGCGAGGATTTACCATAGCCTAACTAGGAACTATGTTCTGAAAGAAAGTCCTTGAATGAATAGAAGGGTCATCACCAGTGACTCTTCTATTTTTATACCAAGGAGAAGTTATGGATAATATATCATTGGCACTAAATAATTTCAAAGAATTGATGAATTGCAATTATGATTTTATAATAGTTTGTAATAAGCAAAAATCAGATATAAAACTTACATTTGAATCAAAAGATTTTTATCATTTAGTAGGGTTTCAATACTTAAAAGATATAGACATCCCTAAAAATGAAAAACAGTTATTTAAAAAAATAGAATCTCTTAAGATTACTGATGAGTATTTAGGCAAAAGTGTGTTTTATACAAAAGTGGATTACAGCTATGCAAATGTAAAAGAACGAATTTCCGGATTTAAAGATGTTGATAAATTTATAGAAAACAAAAATATTATATGTAGATATATAAAAACTAATAACCCTTCATCGGCTATAAAAGCGGATTATTTAATAAAAAGTACTTTATATAACAGAACGGCATATATGTTTTTGAGAAAAAGAAGCAAAGGAGATGAATATTGTATGTGTTCATTTTTTATGCAACCACAAAATGAATATATAGGTCAAAAAACATATTGGTTGTATAAAGCCAAAAAACGTATATCGGACAATTATGTTAAAATATTGTTAGATAGAATATCGGAATCCACAGAGCAGTAACAGGTAATACTACTGCTCTTTTATTATGTCCAAAATCATTTCAAAAAAAATTCCAAATTATTCAAATAGAAGGTATAGTCTCAACTTCTGAGGATAACTCAGAGAAGTTCATAAGAGAACTGCATAGCGTAGCGAACTATGTGAAGATAATTGAAATAATGCGAGTGCTCAGGCTGAATTAAAGAGGTTAAAAGCACAACTCAGAGATGCAGAAGAAGAAATGCAAGACACCCGTGATGACCATGAATATGATGTGCGTCAGAATGGTCTGGACGGTTTGAGTGAGGATCTCGATAAGCAGCTGGAGGAAACATTATACGATGTTACTCATAATGCTGAAAAGCAGGAACAAGTAATATCTGGAATGTTAAACCGCGTTGTTGGAAACTACCAACAGGCTTATGACAAAATTCAGCAAATCATCAACAGTACAGGATTTGTACCGAATAAGGATTTATCCAATAATCTTGGAAATCTTGGTACAAGTAATGGAGCACAAGATCAGGTTGACAACAGCATGACTAACGCTCCTAATTATAGACCGGATGATTGGACGGGTGTGAATACCGGTCAGATTCAGAACGGAACAACACAGGATAAGAATGACCAGATTCAAGGCGATATCAGCAAGAATCCAGACTTATCCAACAGACCTGTTGCAGAAATTACATTAAGTCCGGGGACACTTTCTATACAGGAAGGTTCTACAGGCACAGTTTCAGCGACAATTAGACCAAATGATGCAAAAAATAAGAGTTTGCAGTGGGTGTCATCAAATCCAAATGTTGCTACGGTTGCAAATGGATCTGTTCATGCTGTTAAAGCAGGTAGCACTACTATTAGTGCAATTGCAACAGATGGTGGCGGTGCTACTTCAACAAATAGTTGTGCAGTAACTGTCACACCAAAACCAGAACCACCAAAACCAACTACACCACCCCCGAGTAATAATGGTGGAGGAGACGGAGTACCGAATGTTGGAGACAAAGTAATATTCGCAAGTGGAGATTACTACTACTCTTCTGACGGTCAGTCCCCTGCTGGAAATGAAATGCGTGGTCAGGAAGTATATATTACCAGTGTTAATAATGCTAATTGGGCACAGAAGAAATATCATATTAGTAGAACACCTCGTTTCGGAGAGCGTGACCTTGGTTGGGTAAGTCTTGACCAGTTAAGAGGTTATGCGTCTGGAACAAAGAAATTTGTAAATGGTTCAGAAATTGTTCGCATCAATGAAGGAAATAATCCTGAAATGATGGTTAGGCGTGGTGCATTGACAGGAACAGCTACGACAATTACTTATGGTGATGCTGTTGTAAATGCAAGACTGTCAAAGAACATTATGGATCTTGGTGAACACAAAGATGATATTTATAGTTCATTGAACATTGCCAACAGCCTTGGTGAAAGACCTAATGTAACAAATAATTACTATGACAAGATGATAGAAGTTCAAGGAAGTATTGACAAGGAAACTTATCCAGGCATGAAGAAAGTAATTGAAGGAGTTACAAAGGAATTTACCAAAGAAGCAAAAAGAGCTGGGGTACACAGATCATTTTAAAAAAGCGGCGGGATTTATTGTCCTGCCGCTTGTCGTAAAAATGAATATGAATATACAAAGAGATTTCTGTACAGCAGTAAGTGTGATACTGTTGCAGAAGTCTTTTTTTGATAGAAAAGAGGCATTAACGTGAATAAAACATATGTAACAAAAGAAATTATTTCAAGAGTGGTAGATAGGCTATATCAGCAAGGAGAAAGAATTGAGGTAGGTGGAAATCGACATACATATAAAAGAAAGTATCATTTGAAGTATAGCCAGATTATTGTGCGAAATGTTTTGAACGCATTTCTTGAAGAAATAGCAGTAGTATTGTCTGAGGGAGATGCTGTGAAAATTACAGGGTATTTTAGATTAGAACCCAAATTATACAAAGGATGGGAGCAGAAATTTAAACTTTGCGAGGAGAAACAAACCGTTCCGGATCAGTATAAACCGAAAGTGAAATTATATAAGAGATTAAAAGATGCATGTAAGTCATTGGTAAAAGAAAATAATAAGATGAACGAAGAGGAGCTGTGATATGGGAAGTTTGAAGATATTGGATACAAAAAAGGAAGGAATTGAACTGCTGAATCAGCTAGAAACTTTTGTGGAGATAGAATGGGCTCCACATTATTATATTTCTTCAGAAGGAAGACTGGCGAATAATTATAGAAAAAAGAAGTTTTATATGCATAAACAGACGCTGAATTCACATGGAAAAGTACATTGGAAGATATTTTATGAGGACAAGGCGAACGGAACAGTGATTCAAGAAGATGTAACGGCAGAAAAACTCGTGGCAAAAACTTTCTTAGAAACGGTTTGTGGAAAGTATAGAATTTATCATATAGACGGAGATTTATCTAACAGCAAGTATAATAATCTGATGTATGTAGATGACAAAGAATTTTATAAATTATCCGTGCAGCAGATGCATGTGAATGAGTTGGGGCGTGTGCAAGCATATGTTCCATTTTTAAATCAAAACAGAATGAAAGCAAGGCGGTTGTGGAATGATATGCAGACACGGTGTTATAATGCGAAATATCATAAACGCAGTCCGGAATATGAAGAGTGCAGCATCTGTCAAGAGTGGTTAGAAGATAAGGAAAAGTTCTTTCAGTGGGTAGAAGAAAATTATTATACGGTCGGAGATGAGCGCATGGATTTAGATAAAGATATTCTTGTAAAGGGGAATAAAGTATATAGTCCAGATACCTGTGTATTTGTTCCGCACAGTATCAATACATTATTTCTGTCATGCAAAGGAAAGAGAGGAAAATATCCAATCGGCGTGTATTATGATTCTGATAAGAAAAAATATTGTGCGAATGTGAATGTAAATAGTGAGTGCATTAAGCTTTCTGTAAAGAACACACCAGAAGAAGCGTTTGAAGAATACAAACGACATAAAGAGGCATTGATTATAGTGACAGCAGATAAATACAAAAAGTATATTCCTAGCAAGGCTTACAATGCGATGCTCAACTGGAAAGTGGAAATTACAGACTAATTATGAAAGGTAAATTTCATTCGAACATTTGTTTCTAAAAAGTCTTGAAGTAAACTTTTAGTAATGATATACTGTATGTGAGTTATGAAAAATATTATTCACGTATAATGATAAACATGACATTTTGAGGCGAAAATAGCTTCATATATATCATAACTGAGAGTTTACTAAAAAGGGCAGAGAATTCTGGAATAGAGCCGAAAATAAGCGGATTTGTGATGTGGTAAATTCTTTTTTGCTCAACGGATGTTCAGGACGTGTACCACAACTGGGATGAGTAAGCACACCTTACATAGATTTTAAATAGTGATAATGAAACCATAATAAACATACATTAGAATGGTATCAGAAGTTGTTTATCAATGGTTTGGAGGTATCACTATGGTAAAAGAAAGAAGAAGTGCAAAACGGATTAAATATGATATGGTTCGTGTTTACTCCAAAATGGAGACTCATGTAGATGGGAAAGCAAAAAGTGTTTTCAAAAGAAAGCCTTATGCTCTCGCAAAATAAGAATAAAGAACAGGTCTGTCGGTATCTGGAAATCCGGCAGACCTGTTTCTTTATGCAAAAAAATTGAAATGCAGTATCAGATATGCTATACTGAACAATGGTATAAAAGGAAATACAACAAAAAGAGGAATGCCAATGAGTCAGAATAGCTTACAGAATGATTTGATTGTTTTGTATGAAAAAACCAGAGAAAAAGTACGGGGATTTCAGAAGAAAACATATCAGTCAGACATGGGAATTTTAAAAGAAGAAAATCAGACACTGCTGGAATGTGTGAAAGAAACAATTGAAAAATCTGAAAAATGTATGCAGGAAGTTGCGGGGTATGTTCCGGAATATGCATCGGAGATGCTCTCTCAGATTGATTCCAAGCGAAAAAGAGAAGCGGCAGTTATTGATCACAACATGGCTATGGTAGCTTTTTTTGTTCCGCTGATGGGGGAAATTCAGAGTACGCAGACGAAGATATTTACGGAGAAAATCGTGGAGTTATGGAATCAGAAGGTACCTGGCAGCAAAATCGGACACTCGGATGCTGCAAGTATTGAGAATGGGTTTAAAAAAGGAGTTTTCTGTTATATTACAACAGCTGTCTGTAAGAGTCTGAACAAGCCAGATGATTGCTATGAACTGAATCTTTTGAGGGAATACAGAGATCAGTATCTGATGGGGACAAAGGATGGAGAGATTCTTGTAAAAGAGTATTATAATATTGCTCCGACAATCGTAAAGCGGATTGACCGCAGTCCGGACGCATCAGAAATTTATGCGGATATCTGGGAAAAGTATTTAAAGCCGTGTGTACGCCTGATTGAAGCGGGCGAACAAGAAGAATGCAGAGAATTGTACACAAAGATGGTTCGTTCTCTGGAGAAGAAATATTTGTATTCAGTAGGAGGAGAGAAAAATGAGTAA